TGTTAATTTTTTTGTTAAGCTATGTTAATTTTTTCTAATTTCCCCCTCCATTGTTACAAAGAGGGTTATGTTATGAGGCAAGTAAAAAAGGTAATTTTGTTAGGTCGATTAAAAAATAAGGAGGCAGGGAGGGAGGCTTGATTTACCCATTCACCAGTATATTTTTATCCTTAAAAATAGGGTTGGTAGATTACTACTTCCTTAGAGCCTCAATTGTTTGTAGGCTTACCTATTCACCAGCATAAAAATGTAGTTAATTTTAGGGTTTAAAGTTACTTCTTACTTACTCCCTCAAGGGTTACATCATTACCTTCCTAAATTATCATTACTACATAAAAAGAAGGTTACTTACCTTCCTACATTAATTGAAAAAGAAGGTTGAAAATTACCTTCTTAAAAATACCAGCATAATTTTATAAGGTTAAATTAGGGTTTATAAACAGTTACCCTAGAAAAATAAAAAGGGTAACTTAAATGTTACCCTTGTAGATTAGAAAGAAGGAGTTCCTTCAGTTTCCTTTAAAAATTTACTATGACTAATCGCTATTGACCTCTCAGGATTAGCATGTCCTTTCTCACCATAGAAAGGATTTGCTATATGCTTCTCAAGGCTAAGGATTAAGGAGTTAAAGATAAATCTTCTTGTGTCAATTCCTGCTTTGCTACAGATGAGTTCCATACGAGGTGTTACTGTGTCAGACTTAATGCTAAAGCATGAATAATACTCAATAGGAGTAAGCTTGTAGAGGCTTAACCATTCATCTAAGGTTTGAAGCTTATCTTTCATGATAATCTTTCTTGTGACCATCTTTGTGAAGTTAGGATTAAATCTAAACTTGGCTGTGAAGTCCTCTGTGGTAAAGTAGCGGTTAAGATAGCGTGAATATCTATCTCGGTATCTATCCATCCTCTTTGTGCTTAAGGCTACAAACTTACCATAAGCTCTAGGGCTAATTACTTTCTTGAAGAAAAGCATCTCCTGTGAAGTTCTAGGCATAAACTTCTTGTGATCTAAGCTAAGGAAGAATCTAAAAGGAATAGGATTGTAATATTCATAATCCTCAATGCTCACTCTGTGAAAGTAGTTATACTTAGCGCTATAGAGGAAGTTTGCTACTGCTTGTGCTCCATTTTCTTTATACACAAGATCAACCAATTCCATGCCTTTATAGGTCATGCTCATTAGGTCAAAATAAAGCTTTCCTAGCTCACTGTGACTTAACTCTTCTGTGCACAGGTGATAGTAGTCTCTAAGAGGACTTCTAGAGTATTCTATCTCTGTGATCTCTTTACCATAGTGCAATTTCACAAGGTCTTTAACATTCTGCTTTAGGCTTCCATTGGCTACTCTCTTTCCTTCCAATTCCACAGAAGCTTGAAAGTATTCCTCTGAGATGATATTGTTTCCTGGATGTCTATCTTTACTGAAGTAGAGGTTAAAAATTTTACTGTACATTTATATACTCCTTTGGCTAGCTAAGGATTATTTTAGCACAGTGAACGATTATAGTCAAGAGGATAAAAGAAATTATTTTCCTAAAATATCTATCTGAGCATAAATGATTTATATATATAATTTAACTTAATACTTACTACTTAGTTACTAAGTTACTTCACTACTAAGATACTAAGTTAGTAGTTACTAAGTAAGTATATAAGCATTAATGATTAGTATATATAATTAAACTACTTAGTTACTAAGTTAGTAGTTAAGTACTTAAGTATTAATCATTAAGTACTAAGGTTAAGTAAGTTAATTATATATGTGAATCATTTATGCACAGATAAAACAAAAAGAGGTTATTGACAGAATTTCACTCTTGTGCTAAAATCATTAGCATGAAAATCTTAAGTTTAGATCTAAGCACAAAAAGTTCAGGATATGCAGTTTTTGAAGATGAAAAATTAATTGATTATGGTGTGATTAAAAGCACAGACAAAGACCTTCTTGTGAGAGGTAACTACATGGCAGAGTTTGTGAGATTACTCTGTGAGAAATATGGCAAGTTTGATTTAGTCGGAATTGAAGAGTTAAAAATTTTAAGTAATCAGGCAACTCTTGTGAAATTAGCACAGGTGCAAGGTATGGTTTTAAGAGAGCTTAAGGATCAAGAGGTTAAGTTTGTAATGCCTACTGTGTGGAGAAAAAAATTTAAGCTAAACGGTAAAAGAGCTGATGCTAAAGCTAAGGCTATTGAGCTTTGTAAAGAGCTAGGTTATGAAGTTGAATGTGATGATGATGCAGAAGCAATACTTTTAGGAATTTATTTCCAAAAAGGGGTTGACAAGGAAATCCTAATCTGATAAACTAATTATCAGGCACACCTATTCCTTTCTGTGTGCTAGGATAGATTGCTCATTGTGAGCAGTGTTTTGTTCCACGGTGAGAGGTTTTTGTTGATATTTTTCCCTCTCACCCCTCTGCCCTTGTAGCCAAGAGGTCAAAGGCATGGCTCTGCAAAAGCTTGATCGCAGGTTCAAATCCTGTCAGGGGCTTGTCATGATTGGTATTCATGTCTCCTATGGGGTATCTACCCCTCTGCATCCTTAGCTCAACTGGATAGAGCACACGCCTTCTAAGCGTGCGGTTATAGGTTCAAGCCCTATAGGGTGTATATCAAATTTTGGAGGTTTGCTAGTATGGCTAGAACTGGTAAACTTTACTCTGAAACAATGCGAGAACTCAGTCTTTTGGATGAGGACTCACTAAAGCTTTATCAAATGCGTTGGGGGCTAGTAGACGTAGATGAAGTTCTTGTGAGTAAAATAGGCTTTGAAGTCTATAACTCAATCCCTCCTGCAACTCCTGTGGCTAAAAATGCTATGCTTCAAATCATGGCTAGTTTTGAAGATAACTATGAGCGTAAGGAATGGGCTGACCGTATTGAGGGTAAAGCAACTCAAACTACTGTCAATGTCAACCACGATACCAAGGATGGTGTTGAGGAGCTTAAGAATTATACTAAAGCTAAGCTTGATGAGTTGTTTGGAGATATGAATGACTAAGAAGAACCCTAGAAATAAGGTTTTTGATAGCTATTATCCTGATCTTTTGGTTTTATTAGAGACATTTGCATCCTCAGTGATCTATGATGGTGATTATTTGACTGCTGAAGATGCTGTCATTGACTACCTTGTGGATATGTACTCTTCGACATTCCTAGATGAGATTGATTACATCTTGGATGCCTTAGGGTACAACATCTATCCACAGGATCTAATAAACCTGAGAAATGGTGTTGATACTTCTGCTTTTGTGAGAAGCAATCGTGGAAGACTTAGAGAGATTCTTGATGGTCATGTAAAAGACCTTAAGAAGCTTGTGAATGAGAACAAGGACACTCAGAGCAAAGAAGATATCTTCCAGTCCTATTGGTCTAACATTGACCGTCTTGCTCTAAGTGAGACACAGATGGGAATTGAGAAAGCTTCTGTGCAAAGTGCTAAACTCTTTGGAGACATCACAGGTGAACAGCTCATGAAAACATGGAACGCTGTAGGTGATAAGCGAACATGCCCTATCTGTAAGGCTATGGATGGTTTGACCATTCCTGTGGATGAAAGCTTCCAGGCTGTAGCTCCTTCAGTTCAGATCTCAGAAAGTCTTGATTACACAGGAGGAGATACTGTTTATGCACATCCAAGATGCAGATGTTGGGTTACTTACTCAAAAGCGTAAGGTTTTATCCAACAAGGAGAAGTTATCAATCCTTTTGGATCAAGTAACTCCACAGGATCAACTTAAAGATGCTGTGAAGGGAAAAATACCAAAACACTTTAAGCGAAATACCATTCGTGAGAGGTTTGGTTTTGAAAAAGAATTAGAATATTACAAGCTTGGGTTCACCACAGCACTATCTGAGTTTAACTTAGAGCTATGGTGGTCTCAAGCTGTGCAATTTGGAGCGTTCCTTAGTGGAGACTTCAAGACAGGATATTGTGTGGCTACTCCTCGGTATGGTAAGTCATTCCTCTGTGGCATTATGTCAAACCATTTTGCCTATGAAGGTGAGAACTGCTATGCTGTAGGATCAACACAAGAGTATTCAGGAATTATCATTCAGCATGCTAGGGAAATTCTAGTGAACGCTCACCCTGATGTGAAGGCTATGTTGTCCTTTGATGAAAAGGATGTAACATCAGTGGATAAGCGACTAAAGCGTGGTTTATCATCATTCTCTAGTGAAGGGTTCACATTCAGAAATGGTGGTAAGTTAGAGGGTCTATCCGCAGGTAGTAACTATACTGATCCATCTAAAATCCATGTTATTGGTCGTGGAGGAAACATGTTTGGGGATGAGGCTTCTGACATCTCACCTATTGCCCTTGGTCACATGGGTCGTAGAGAATTTGAGTCAGATGATGGTCGTAAGTTGATTATGTACCTAATCTCTAACCCACGGTCATTGAATAGCTTTTATGACTTCATGGTCAATGAGGATCTTGCTGATGATGAATTTGTTATGTGGCTGGATGTGGTTACAGCAATGGAGGAGGGAAGCATCAGGTACACCAAAGATGAGCTGATGAGATCTCAGTTCACAATTACAGAAGACTCTATTCGAGAAAACCTTCTGTGTGAGTTCCCTACTGAGAGATCTTCATTCTTTGATGCCTCACCTGATATTCTTGATGATTTTTACATGAAAGCAGAAGGCTTGGAGTTCTTCCTTGGAGTGGATAGTGCCTATAAAGGTGCGGACTCTATTCAGGTTACTATCTCTTCTGTGGACAAGTCTAATCACTTCACAGCTATTGATACAATGGACATTAAGCCTAAAGAGTGGATTGATGGAGTAACAGCTATTGAAATTGTCAATAAGATTGTGACCATTGCCAATCAACTCAATGTGAAAGCTATCGGCATAGATGCTGGTGGTGGAGCACATATTGTACAGCCTCTCAAGATGAGAAGGTTGTCAGGACAGCTTAAATGCCCTGTGTATGACATAAACTTTGGTGGTAAACCTACTGAGATCAAGATTATTGGTAAAGATCCTAGTGCTGAATATGCTTTCAACAGAAGGGCTGAAATGCACCTAATGTTGAGAGGTATGATGGAAGCACAGAGAGTCTCCTTTGTGAGAAAAGTGTGGGATGCTATTTCAAGGCAGATGTCATTTGTGTCTGAGGTTCAAAGACCTGAAGACAGAAAAGTTAAGATCAGACCTAAGGCAGAGATCAAGAAGCTACTTAGACAGTCTCCTGACGAACTGGATAGTGTATTGCTTTCTCTTCATGTGGCTGAGCTTTATTACTTAGGAGGGTCATAATGACTTGTGGAAAGTGTAAGAAAGATGACTGTGGTGGTCAATGTGCAATGGATAGGCACTTCCTTGCTGACTACAAGGACAGATTGATCTATTCAAGTACAGGATTCAGAGGAACATCTATCAATGAAAATCTAGAAGAGATTGAGCAACTAGCTCTTGACCTTCCTGATGTGGATTACATCCTAGATAACATTGTCAATTACATGTTCACTAACTCCCTTACTACTGATGACTTCAGTAAGGATGAGGAGTTGAAAAAATTCCTTTATGGTCATAATTTCAATGGACAACGAAACTATGATGTATTAAAGCAAGTAGCTAAAGGGTATAGAAAATATGGATACTATGGTATTCTAAACACAAAAGAAGGTCTTGTAGGTATTCATCCCAAGGATATTCTTGCTTGTGTGATTGATTACCCTAAGATGCCTGTATTAAGACAGAACTTGACTTATCTTATCAAGAAGGGTGATTACTACAGAACACCTTATGTACAGAAAACAGGAAACCCTAGAGTAGCTACTGACTACTCAGAGGATGACATCAAAGAAATCCTTAAAGATCCTGAGAAGTACAAGAATGATGTAATGGTTGTAACTAGTGATGAGTTCGCTTGTGTCAGACTAGATACATCACAGGTATTCTGTATGAGTCCTTTGCTTAAGGATAGAAAGCGTGTTGAGCTTATTCTTAATATCCTTAACCGTATGAACTATGATATCTCAAGAAATGGTATTGGTACTATTGCTTTACAAGCTAAAGATACCTTGGAAGAACAGATTGAGGAAAGTGTAGAGCAAGGTTCTGCTTTCTCTAGCGGAGAGCTACTTGACATGGGTAGAACTGCTAAGGCAGAACGTACTCAGAAGATTGTTGAGGATATGAATGCTTTTGCTGAGAAACTTTCTGAGACTGAGTTCAATGATGCTATTGTGTACTCAGGAAACTTCCAAAACCTAGAACAGCTTGAGCGAGATACTAAAGCAACTGACTTCCTGGACTACCTTTCACAGTATGTTCCAGCTATTATCTGTCAGATGTTTGGAGTTCCAGCTAGACTGTTTGACTTGAATAAAACAGTATCAAACATTGGTACTTACAGTATCATTGACAATGCTATGAAGAACACAATCATTCCAATGCGAGATCACTTCCTTGGACAGATTGTACACTTGCTTCAAAAATCTACAGGATTGAAAGAGCATATCAAGTTTGATAGTTATGAGTTTGCTAATAGCTACAACTACAATAATGACATTTACATCCTTGATGTGTATGAACGCTTGAAGAATATTGACCAAAGAATGGCTGATGCTTATCTAGCCAAAAACTTAATTGTGTAGGAGTATAAAATGTCAGACAAAATTATGACGATTGAAGAGCTTGCTAAGATGCAGGAGAAAGTCATTGATGCAACTAAATCAGATGCACCTGTGGCTATTGAAACACCAACTACTAGCATTGTGAATGGTGATCCATCTAAGGTTCAATCTATTGAGCCTAAGAACTACACAGTGGAGTTATGGCTTCCTGTGACAAGTGAAACACCTACAACTGCTGAGCGTGTTATGGGTGGTACTGCTTACAAACAGCTTATCAATGCAGATCAGAAGTTTATCACTGCACGTATTGCACGTAAAGTACGTAACTATGCTTCTACAATCACTCTAGCATTTACGAACTTCAAAGAGGATGGAGACTCAGAGATCTACACTGTGGATGATCTGCTTAAAGTCTATGAAGTCTTTGATGATGATGTTATTGATGCTTGTGAGAAGCTTGTGGGTACTGTGTTAGGTATTCCTGACCACTTGATGCAATACATCACTGATACTTCACTGATGGACACTTGTACAAAGATTATTCAGAATAACCCTTCATTTTTTCAAGCTGGTTAGTTATCTAGTACGATATAACTGGGCTTGGGTTAATGGAAAGATAAAAGAGAAAGATGACTACCGTGGACTAGCTTATGAGGACATGGTAGCTATCAATCTTGATGACATAGAGGAAAAAGTCCTTGCTGTGGTTAAAGAGTACAGGATGGACTACCAGTATGTAGCAGATCAGATGTACTACCCTGATGTGACTGTTTATTATGCCAAGATGGTCAACAATAATGCTTTCAAGAGCTACAATGACTATCTTAACCTTGATGAAGAGTCAAAAGGTAAGTATGTTACTGATTGGGGAGTTCCTGAGCCTTATGCTTATGAACTTCTAACACCTGAGAAACAACAAAAGGCTATTGAAGCTAAAGATAAGCCTAGTACAAATTCCCTTAAGGACATGTACAGGCATGGAGGAAGATTAAATGACTGAAGTACTTGGTGATGTACTTGGATTCTTAGATACTAAGCGTAAAGAAATTATGCCTGAGTATGTACGCAATGGCAAACCTGTGTACACACTACGTAAATATGCAGACTTGACTGACCTTGATGCAGAAGTGCTTATCAATGGTGGTACAGAAAACGTAGCACAAAAGATCCCTACTATTGGGGTATCAGGTAATATGCTTCGTACCCCACGTACATCATATGCTGTGAATGTTGAAATCGCTTTTGACAATCGTGTGAAAGTATCTGACCAAGATTTAGGTGATGGTAAGACTGAAAAGGTTTACACCTTTGTGGTTGACCAACGTGCTCTTATGGAACAATCTACTGGTCACATCTATGCAAACTACATTGTAGGCTTTGTGATTGGTAAAGGTAAAGGTGGTAAGCCTGAGGTTCGTGGTACTGTACACATCAAGGAAGATGAGTTCATCAATGACTTTGATGCTACATTCGATCCATTTGAGATGGAAGCTATCATGGACTTGATTAACCATTACAAGCTTGAGCATGGAACAGCCAAGGTTATTGATACTATCAAGTTTTAATTTAGTTGTGGTAGGGTTGACTCCCTACCTCTTTTTGTTATAATGTGAATATAATTATGCAAGGAAGGAGCACGTTTAATGGCTACTATTAAAGTTCCTAAAATGAACCTCAAGATTGAAGTTGATGGGGAAACTAAAACTTTCAAGTCACCCTTGGCTGAAACAATCTTGGCTCAAGTAAGACGAGTAGTTGTAGGGCATGAACAGATTCAGTACTATGATGTTGATGAAAACAAGTTCAAGTCATTCACTTATTGCTGTGGAGATAAGTATGAATTTAACTATGAGCTTGAAGAAGTTCCACTTAAAGACACTGAAGTTGACTGTTATGGATTCCCTATCACTTATGCAGGAGATAAATAATGACAGAAGTAAAAACCGTAGGACAAACCTACCAAGAGTACTTGCGTGAAGTACGTGCAATACAGTTTGGTAGAGAGTCTGAAGTTATTTCTTCTATCACTGAAGGCACAACTGTTAAAGCTGTGGAGGCTGAGAAGCCTAATAAACAAACAAAGAAGAAGGTAGACAAGTAGTGAGTAAATTTAGAGTATCAAGATTCCTGAAGCGTGACCTAGTTGCTAGAGTAAGTTTCTTGAATGATAAAGGTATTATCCAAAACTCACGAAAGTTCTTTGAATTTTATCCTGGTGACAACCAAGAGAGCGAAGGTTGGTATGAAACTACTGATGAAGTTCTCTTGGCTAGTCTAAAGGAGCAAACAGAACAGCTACCTTATTCACCTGAGACTGAGGCAGGACTCAAACAAGACAATGTTGAGTATGAGTATGCCTACTGTGCCTCATGTGGTGGTAAGAAAGTAAGAAAACTTAAATATAATTTGTTTGAGGTTATTGAATAATGCACATCAAGACACAGATTGCAGGAAAGATCATGAATGAGATCAATGACTACCTTGAAAGAAAAGATAGCCTTGATAACATCTTGAACTTATCCCAAGAAAGCACTGAAAAAGAGTGCCTATCTGTGAATAAGGTTGAAAACAGTGAAGGTTACATGACCTTGTTATCTGAAGGTTCTGTGCTCTATCAGGATGGTACTATTAGACTTTACTTGTGTAAGGGTACACTCAAGAACTGGTATGATAGCATTGATGAAACTTTTGAAGGTTATGTCTCAACTGGTCACAGAGATCTAAATAGTTATCCTGTTAGAGAAGGTTATTTCAGAAAGAATGACCTTAAATTGGTTCAGGATGACAATGGTAGATATGATCTACTGGTTAAACCTCATGTCAATACACAACTAAGCAATGTTAAGGATATTATTCTTCAAGATGAGCCTTTTGCAATCTCATCTGAGTTCCTGTGGTATCACAAAGATATTGGGGATGATGATATTGAAGAATATGCAAAACTCATTGCTTATAATGTGGAACATGGCGGTGATATTGATGTACCTATCACAGATAAGGTAGAGATTACTGGTTTCTCTTTTGTAGGGAATCCTGGTAATGCTAAGAGTGGTGGATATGATCCATCCTTACTAGTAAGAAATGAGGAAGAACACTTGAAGAATAAAGAAATTCTTGAAAAAGTACTTGCTCACCTTTCTGCTCAAGTAGAACCTGAGGAAGTTAAAGAGGATGAAGTCCTTGAAGAAGCTCCTGTGGTTGAAGAAGAGCCTAAAGCTGAAGAAGCTGAAGAAAAGGTAGAGGAAGCTACTGAAGAGCCTAAAGAAGAAGAGGCTAAATCAGAAGAGTCTCAAGCATTGGCACAAGCTATTGAAGCTATTGAGGCATTGACTGCTGAAAATGAAGCTCTTAAAGCTGAAATTGCTACTAAAGATGCTATTATTGCAGAAAAAGAAGCTAATGAAAGTGTTGTAGAAGGACAACTTTCTAAACTAGCTGTGTTGCTTGACAAAGCAAACCCTGTGGTAGAGAAAGCTTCTAAAGTAGAAGAAGAACAACCTAAGAACCGTTTTGGACGTGTTCGTTTTGGAGGACAATAAATTGACTAAAGTAAATTTTGATATTTTGCTTGGTGAAGCTATTGATAACTTGTATGAGCGTACTAAAGCTCAACTAGCTAACAAAGAAAACTTCACTAATGAAGATGGTAAGATTCCTTTCGGTATCTCACGTGACTGGTCTAAAGCTCAACCTTCACTTCGTGAAGTTGGTATGGATGATGAGTTGGTAAACGATATCCTTAAACGTTTTGAACAATCATCTTTTGGAGCTTTGCGTCAAGCTAAAAATGGTGACTGGATCATGGAAGGTATCACTTGGGGTACTAAAGCTCCTGACTTTGCTAATGATACTTCAGATGCCTGCTGTTTCACTGAGAAATTCACTATGCAAGCAACTGGTGATGCTACACCTGTACGTTACCTCTGTTTTAAAGACTGTGAAACTCGTCTTGACCGCTTGATGAAAGACAAAATGCACTTCAAACAAGGAGATCTTATCAACATCTTCCAACGTTTGGGTATGTCTTATGAAGAAGCTGAACAGTTCATGGCTTGGTACACATTTGCCTTTATCGTTCAACGCCATATCGTTCAAGGTATGTTGAACTTCCAAGGTCAAGGTCTTCGTCCATTCGCAGGTGTGGCTGAAATGATGTCTCACCCAGGGGTTACTCCTATTGATGCTTCAGGATCTATCATTGGTGCTTTCCGTCAAGTAGCTTGCTACCTAGATGTATTGAACAACCAATCTGCACGTTACAAGATCTATGTTCACCCACTTACACTTCGTGGAATCAAATCTGAAATCGTTCCTGGTAAAGATGGTAAACTTCCTCAAGGATGGTCTGTAAACGGTGAGTCTATCTCATTCCGTGGTATTCCATTCGGTGTATCTTACCACTTGCCTTATGACCTTGAAAAGACTATGACTGGTGAAGCTTATGTGATTGACTTGTCTAGAGTTGAAGCATTGACTCAATATGACTTGTTCGTACCACAATCTTCTATCTACACACAACGTACAGAAGATACTTCTAAACCAGGATGTGAAGTGATCTGTGATAAGTATGAAAACTTTGGTTTGGTACATACTAACTCACCTATCTCTCACTTGTTGATTGCCAACATTCCATTGGATCAAACTTGCCCTGCTGTGGTATTCGAACGTATCCAAGGTCTTCTTACAGGACTCAATCCATTCCCTATGGCTACTATCCCTGCAAAATAAGGAGTTAAGATATGCAACCTGAATTGGAGTTAATGAAGATTACACAGAAGCTTCAAGATAGGTGTGGCTGTTTTGACTGTGATGATGGAGCAACTATGCAACGGTACATGGAGAGCTTTCTCCGTGTCCTTGCTAGGCTGTTCTGTTGGACTGATGGTGAATGTGATACTATCTTAAGAGCTAGAAGACATGAAGTGATTGAAGTAAAAGACTTTGAAATCTGTGGCTGTGATGCAATGGTTGAGATCAAGCCTTACTACTTTAAAGGTTTTGACCCTTCAACACTTAAGGTATATATGCACAAGAGAAAAGGTCTTGAGCGTGAGGAGTATGAAATTACTCCTGATAAGTACAACTGGTCTTTTGTTGATGGGACTATTCTAATCAATGTAACTGAAGAGTTAAGTCCATGTTGTAGATGCTGTGATCCTTGCTCATGTGAGACTGAGTACAAGATTATTCTTGATTATGAAGCTGGTTATACTTCTACCAGTCTACCTGACTGCATCTTTGAAGCAATGTGTCACTTCATGAACATCTTTGTAGCCTACCAAAATAAATGTGGTACACTTGATGAGTGTGCTAACATGGATAGACTTGCTGTAGGAGCTGTCCTAGAGCAAAAATCAGTAGACTACATTGTTCGTAAATGGACTGTGGATAAGACAAGCCTAGATACAATCTATGTGAAGCTTATCAACACATGGGCACTTAAGACACTTAGTTCACTATCCCTGTGTAAGAAAGTTTACACAGAAAATATGTACTTAGCTATTGGGAGAAGAAAAGAATGCAAGTAAGATACAATGGAGAATATGCAAGAGAAAGTCGCTCTTACGGATGCTCTAAGTGTGGTACTGGTCGCTCAATTAGTGGAGTAGAAACTTATAGAACTGTGTATAGAACTTACTACAGTGGAAGACTTTATATCTTTGAACAAGGTAAAACCTATCCTGTGGATGACATCTTAGGTAAGTATCTAACTAACTTAAGATACACAGATAAAGAAGGTGTAATCAGAAATACTTTCTCTGAAGTACCTGATAACACAGAAGCTACCTATGTAAGAAATGTAGAAGAAACTGAGTTTCATATCCCTGAAGAGCCAAAACCTACAGAAGATGCTCCTGTGCTGAATGAAGATCCTAATACTATTTCAGATCACCTTGAAAACTAGGAGGTAGTAGATGCCTTTACCTAGAACTAATAGAGAGATCCTTGTGTTACGACAAGGTACAGCAACACCTACTTATGATGAGAACTCTAGGCAGGTCATGAAGTGCTTGTGGGAAGAGGTCGAACATCTATACTGTGTAGATCACATGCCTACGTCTAGAGGTTCTGAGAGTGATGCAACTACAACCCACACCCTTGAAGGCTCTAGACAATTAGAAACATTCTACTTTTCACTATACAACCAACATCATTCTTGTGACTTTGATATTAAGCATGGTTATTATATCCTACAAAGAATATCTACCAAGTGTAACTATTGGGAATGTCCTGAGGATGCTGGATATCTATTCTGGAAAGTAGTAGCATGTCGCACTTATGAGATCATGCCTGGGTGCTGGGATATAAAAATGACAGGTGAGAGACTGTCACCACGTGAGAGTGAACAGAAAGTACTTGAGTGTGCACCTTATGTTAAACAATTACAGGGGGTGATTACACGTGACCACGACTGATATTCATGACTGGAAAGGTACTGAGTTTGTGGAAGAGTTTACCGACTTTGTTCTTACTGGTACTTTAGAAGCTAAGGCTATTGCTTCTAAGCAAACAGGTAGAATGGTAAACTCAGTTAAAATAAGAAAAGTCAGTGATGGCTTTGAAGTGTATAGTGATCGTAATGACTTTCCTCCTACTAAGAGAGGTAAAGTTAGATACTATACCAAAGTTTATGTTGAGAGAGGCTATCCTAATTATCCTCCATTTGACTTCCTTATGGAAGGTTTCCTAAATGTAGGAGAGGGAGAACTTGTGAAAGGTGGAGTAGGTCAGTACTCTGCTAAGCACCCTTCAGGTAGACGGGGATCAGGTACAGCAATTCTAACTCAGAGTGATAAGTCTGCTGTGACTGCATATAGAGAAAGAGCTGAAAGTAGATTGGCTGTTAAGATTCCTAAGAGGCTACAGAAATGAATAGTGCAATATACATAAACATTAAGAAATGGCTTCAGATGTATGGAGCTGGTGTTCTAGATTACTTCATTCAACCTGACCATCCTGAAGAACTAGACCCACGTAAACGATACGATAACTTTGATGTGCAGTTTAACCAACACGTAGGAACTACTGAGCATTTTCAACTTAATCAAGGAGCTGAGTTTCCATTCTTGGCGATTGATGTTTCTTGTGATAACTCTTCTAAGTGCTTCCCTAGATTCTATGTAACATTCTCTGTATATTACTCATCTGTGTCTCCCCCTACTGGTAGGGTATGTATTGAGAACACTCCTGAGGGTAAACTTGAGTATAGAGAAGAAGTGCACTGTCAAATATCAAATATGTTGGTTCATCAAGTTAAAACCCCAAAAGGTATTCAGAGAAAGACATTCGCTCAGGATGTAGCTTCATTAGATAACTGGTACTTACCTATCAATGCTAAAGTGCTTGATGTGGTATGTCCGCTAGACTTCTCTAATGAGCTTGTAGATGAAGTTGAGATGTTCTCATTCCCTGCTACCTTATCACTATATACATGTTAAGAAGGAGAGAGAACATGGCTGTGGAAAAACCACTAAATGTAGATGAGTTCTTCATGTCTCGTAATGAGATTGCAAACCGTCACGGTAGTCGCCTTGAGCTTCAAGCAATGGCACGTGTCCGTGAACACATGGTTGAAGAAGCTAATAAACCAAAACCTTCAGTGCAAGCTGATAACAAGAAAAAGGAGAAATAAATGTCTAACTGTTTTGTAGATATGAGTCATCCTATGTACGGTTACAATACCCAAGATAAGGACAATAAAATTATTGTTGCTATCAATGAGGAAATCCGTCCTTGTGTTCGCTGGAAAGCTAACAAACAAGTACAAATTCCTAAGGGTACTTTAGTACAATATGTACGTAAGGATGTGCCTGAAGATCAACTCAACTGTACACCATTGAAATGCTTCAACACAGGTACACTTTATGTGAAATCTGCTGAAAAAGCTATCAAGGTGAACTACCAAGTACGTTCTGATGCTGATGACTATGCACTTGGTTTCAACATGGTATATGTAAACGTTCCTAAAGCTGGTCAATACCAACTTAAAGTTGCTGTAGCAGACTTCACAGATCTTGCTCAAGACAACTCATACGTGTATACATACAACTTTGAAACTTATGCACCTGGATTCGTCCTTCGTACTATTGACCTTGCTGATACAAAAGCAATGACTCAAACAGGTACAGGTTGGAAACCTTCTGACCACGGTGTAGTAATCTCTTATGAAGTTACTTACCTTGGGACAGATGACTTTGATGGTCAAATTGGACTTTCATCTCCAATGATTGTCAATGACCGTTCTGAGTTGCGTAAGTTCTCAAACGTATTGCTCTCATGTTTGACATCATTCACACACAACATCTCAGTACCTACTACAGATGCTAGATGCTTTGGTCGTCAATATGATAAGTCACAAATTGAGATCACTAAAGAGATCACAGCTACTACAACTTCTTGTAATGACTACTGGTTGAACCCACTTCAATCTATGTCTAAGAAGCTAACAAGTGGTATCCCTGTGACAGATAGCTTCACAGTAGAGCGTATTGAAGTAGATGGTAAAGAATATGGATCGCTTGTAATTCCTGACTTGTACTATGAAGATTGTAATACAATCATTATCTCTTCAGACCGCTGTGACTGTACATACCTTTCATCAATGCCAATCTCTGCTGGTGTAACTCTTGAGGATGATGAGTTTATCGCTCTTACTCAAACACATCATGGATTGAGCCGTGGTACAGTTCTTGTGAACCCTATGTACATTGGTGAAAAACTTCTTGTGACTTATAATGCTGAGCGTGATGTTGAGCTTATTGTAGCTAATGACAAACGTTTGAGAAATACACACTTCCGTGTAACTCAAATGGTTGAAAACACAAGAGGAATTAAAGAATACTATGTATTCAACAATGTTCTTATCACTGAAAACTCAAGAGAGTTCGGTACAGATGGAGAAATTACCTTGTCACTTACCTTCACTGTAAGTCGTGATGAAGAAGGTAACTTCTATGAAATCCGTAGAAACATTGAGGATGTAGCTTAAGTAGGAGAGTTTTAATGTCAGTACGTACTATAAGTGTTACAATTAATGGTCTTAACGATATTGAGGCTAAGACAAAATTATTGAATAACATGAAAGCGACTGTGCTTGACATTGAGCGTATGATTAAGAAGATGGGCAGGTCTAATAACCTGCCCTCTATTAATTTAAAGCTCAATATTGATACTTCTGATATTCAAAGACAGATTAATAATGTAAATGCTCTTGTGAGCAAGGCATCAGGATCTAGTGTTGGTGGAAGTAGCAAGGTAAAAGGTCAAGCTATAGAGGTCACTAACTTAGCTGAGTCTTGGAAAAACGTAGGATCTGCTATGTCTATAGCTGATAGAGCACTTACTAGTCTGACATCAAACATGATTAAGCTAGGAGCTATCAATCCTGCTAAAACAATGCTCAGTGGTCTCAGATCAGTCTCTTCTGAGCTTTTAAATGTACAGAAGTCATTTACATCATTAGTCAATGGAAAGCTTACCAGTGGCTTTCAGGGCATCATTAATTCCGCTGTTACTACCTTGAGACAAGGTGTTGCTGGAATGGTCTCTGAGTCACAAAAAGTAGGGGATGCTATGCAGATCTATAGGGTCAACATGTCATCTCTAGGCTTTAATGAGAAGGATGTAAACAAGTCTCTTAAGAGATTAGGAGATTATGGTAAAGCTTCTGTGTATGATGCTTCTGACTTGCTCAACCAAGCATCAACTTACTATGCTTACAATCGTAAAGACTCTGAAGATATCGTAAAAGCCTTTGCTGGGCTTATTGCACAAACTCAAAACCCTGTGCAAGGTCTTAAGACAGCAGGAGAGCAAACAGCTCAAATGCTTGCTAATGGTTATCTTAACCAACAAGACTTCAAGTTCACAAGAGAAAGATTCTCTGCTCTTGGGGCTTCTGAAGTAAATAAACGACTCTTAGAACTTGCTCAGGCTAAGGGTTATAAGTCTATTATTGAAGCTACTCAGAAGAAGGGTATCACTGCTGATGAATACCTAGATGTTATCAAGGAAGTAGGTAACAGTCCTAAGTTCCAAAGTCTAGTTACTTCTATCCTTACTCCTAAGCAAGCTATTGAGAACTTAAAAGAAACACTTTCAAACCTCCTTGTGTTTGATAAAGTGGATGAAGATGGTAATACTACCCCAGGTGCACTTAACAAGGTGTATGTGGCTACAAGAGACTTCATTAAGAACATCACAGAACTTGTGGGAAGTGAGAAGTTTGAAGGCTATGTAAGATCACTAGGTAATGCTATTGGTACAGGCATTGAGAATATCAATAAGTTCTCAAGAGCTATTACCCTTATGTTTGGTGATAACCTGATTAAATCAATGGAGAAGTTTGGTAAGGACTTTGCATCTAACTTAGATACAAATGTTATGAAGAACTTCCAAGGATTGATGCAATCTGTGATAAACTTCTTCAATGAGTCAGGAAGTGCTATTGGTCGTTTTGTAGGTGAAGCTGGTAATGCTTATATCAAATATCTTACCTCTTGGATTGATATTGGTAGATCATTAATCAGTGGGGGTATCCTAGATGCTATCACTAACACCATTGAGGTTATCACTAATCTACAAACTCTTGCTGTTGACAGTGGAGCTGTAAAAGGACTAGCTGAGTTCATTAAAGGTATGTCAGATGTATTAAAAACACTGACAGGTGATGGTAAGTATAGATCCTACGCAACTACAGTAGTTACATCTATTAGAGGTTTTGCAGAAGAATTTGTCAAAACACTTGATTTTCTAGTTAAGAAAACACCTATAATTGAAGTAGCATCCAAATTAATCTCTTCTGTGTTTGACTTCTTCTCAAACTTTGTGAAACTCACAAGACAAGGAATTGATAACGATGGCTTCAGAAATGGACTTAAGAACTTAGGTAATGTTGTAAAAGACTTACTTGACTACTTAGCTCCTGTGCTTGCTAGGATCACTTCTAGTGCCCTAAATGCCCTTACATCTGACACAGGTGTGAGATTCTTTAAAGCACTCTCAAACTTCGTTAAAGCTGTTGTTACAGCTATTGAGAACGTTATCAAGTCCTTTGGTGGAGGAAACTTACAAAAAGGCTTTGAAAAGATCCTAAACACTCTCACTGTAATGGTAGAGATGTTTGCTAAAGTGGCTGAAGTGCTTGGTCATGTAGGTAAGTACCTTATCATTGGTGCACTTATTGGTAAGGCTACATCTCTTGTGTCTAACATTGTGTCATTCATTGGTACAACTGTTAATAGCTTGGGTCAACTAAGCAACTTTGCTCTTCCAGGAAAGGTTAAGCAAGGAGTAGCTGGTGGACTTACAGGAGGTCAAAGCCTTCTTACTGGTGGTGGTTTAATTTCAGGCTTCCTTAACAAGAGAGCTGATAAGTACTACTCTAAGAAGAGTCAAAGAGCTTTCCTTGCTGATGACCCTGAAATGGGAAGCTACTATGCAGGTTTAGCCTTACAAGCTAGAAATAACACTAAAGAGCAACTTAAGCTTAGTAAAGTGTTTAAGGACTCTGCTCAAGCTTATAAGAATGTTAGAGCCAATGGTGGAACATTCAGACAGGCTATTGGAGCAGGTTTTGATAAGGCTGGTAACTTAGGTCAAGCACTTAAGACATCAGGACTAGCTATTGGTACAATGTTTGGTGGAGTTGCACTAGACGGTATCAATAATGCTGTTCAAAGTAGTAAGCTCTCTTCAGGAATGAAACAGGCATCTACTGTGATAACAAGTACTGCTTCAGGTGCTTTAGCTGGTGCTGGTATCGGTTCTATGTTCACTCCTATTGGTACAGCTATTGGTGCTGGTATTGGTGGTTTTGTAGGACTTATCCAAGGTATGTTCACAAATGATGCTGAAAACCAAGCTAAGAAGGAACAAGCTAAGTTAGAAGCTGAAGCTAAAAAGTATAAGGAAGAACAGGCTACGATTGCTAGAGAGGCTAAGGTAAAAGCTCTTAAAGAAGAAGCTAAACAGTATGGAGACCTCATGAGGAACTTCTACAAATCTGTTACTAATGACTCTTCTGCACAGTCTGATATTGCTAATGCTCTAGCCCTTGTGTCAGGTAACGCAGGCAAGTTTGGTGGAGACTTAAGTAAAGGTGGGGCTAACCTTGGTCTTGCTCCTGCTTATCTTCCTAAAGATGTTGATAACTACAGTGTCAATATTGGTGGGCAAGAGAAAACTTGGGCGCAGTGGAAGGAAGAGCTTGGTGTGACTGACTTAGAACTTATGAAGTCCTTACAGGCTTTATATGCTCAGTGGGGTCAGAAATATGTTGAGCTTAAGAATACCACAGATGGAACTGTTGCAACTATTCAAACTCTTTCTGACACAGAAGTTAAGAGACAAGAAGCTTCCTCTAAAAACTTCACAGATGCCTTTAATGCTCTACATATTGCTACTCAGAAGATTCCTGAAATCCCATTTAAGAAGATTGCTGAGGTAAAAGAGCAATTAGACTATGCACTTAAGGGTAGCAATTTCAGTACTAAAGAGGATCAAGATACTGCTATCCAGAAAGTTCTTATGGATATGGGAGCTAGTGAAGAAGTAGTTGTTAATGCTTCACGTGATAAACTATATGCATGGGCTAAAGAGCTTAGAAAGTCTGCTACTGCAAACTCTAGAAGTAATGATGAAGTGTTTGCTGAAGCTACAAGTGAGCTTGCTAAGACTGTGAAAACAGTTAAAGATAAGACTTGGAAAGATATACTTGATGGTGTTTCAAAACATGCTGAAAACTTTAGCCTAGAAGAGATTGTAGGTATTACTGTTGCTGGTAAAGGTTTTGATGATACTGTCAAACAAGGTATACAGTTCAAGCTTCAACAAGCTTCCAAGCTATCCAAAGAGAAGATTGCTGAAATTACTGGTAAGGATGTAGATGCTATTATCAATCAACTACGGACATTTGATGGTCTTGGTGATACAAAAGCATCTGCTTATAAAGAGGGTAACAAGGATCTTAATGGTATTCTTGAGAAGATTGGTGTAGTTGATGAAAAAGTTAGACAGAAGATTATAGACAAGATAGTTAAGGATGGAGAAACCATTGAAAAGGCTATCCAAGAAGTCTATGAAGATACTGGCTCACTTAGTGAAAAAGAGATAGCCTCTCTAAAACTATCCTCAACTAACTTATTAGAAACTCTAGCTAATCTTATTGCTAAAGGACAGATTAAGACTGAACAAGCTAAGGAGATTCTTAAGAATATCCCTCTTGACTTAGTAGATACCTCTAAACTTAGTAAAGAAGGGGAGGAATTACTTAAAGCATTAGGGCTTAAGGTTGATAAGACCACTGGCAAGATCACTGAGATGAAGGACAGAACTACTGGTAATGACCCTAAAGATGTAGATACATCTAAGATCTCAGAAGAAGCTAAGAAGATTGAGGAAGCTCTTAACTCTCTTGTAAACTCTGTGGCTAGTGCTGTAAGAGGTATCTTTGAGTCTACTCCTAAGTCAGTTAGTGGTGGAGGTAAGAAGAAAGGCAAGCGTAGACAGTTTGGTGGTATCATACCTGAGTACCACTCAGAAGGTGATGTCATTGGTGTTGATTGGACTCCAAGAGGAACTGATACTGTGCCTACTATGCTTACCCCTGGTGAGTATGTTCTTCGTAAGAAAGCTGTAGAGAGTCTAGGATTAAACTTCCTAAATAATCTCAATAAGTATGGCAACAAAGCCTTGCAAAGTAGCTCAGGACAGACTATAATTAATAATGTATACAACACAAATAATGCTAAGATTAGTCAAAATATTGACAATAAGTCTCAGTACTTAAATGGGTTGTTTGGAATTGACAGATTGATGAGGTATGTTTAATGTTTAGATGTGATGAAAACTTCACCCAACCTAAACGCTACATCCAATTTAATGACCTTGTGTTCCTTGGTAGAAAATCTATTGATGAGCAGACAGAAAGTATTAGTTTGCGTGAGAATAAAACCTCACGCACTTTTACTAATGGTTCTTATGTTGGTAACACTAGTAAGATGTCTCTTGTGGACTCTAACACAATCTCATTGCAGATAGCACTTAAGACACATGACTGGTCAGAAGAGCATGTACAAGCTCACTATGACTTCATCATGGAGCAATTAATGACACCAGGAAAGCTATGGGCTGTACAGACAGGACTACAGCTTGTGTGGTGTAATGCTTATGTCACAAGTATCCAGAATAACAAACAGTGGGTACTCACAGATGATGACTACCTTGTGTTTAAGGTAGAGTTTGATAACCCTGATGGTGTATGGTATAAGGCTGATGAGGATAAGACATTCCTAGAGCCTTATGACAACTGTGACTTCCTTGACATGAAAGCTAGTTGCTTAGGTAAGTCAAGACACTGCTGTAATGGTCTACCTAACTGTAATAACTACTGTGAGTGTTGTGAGAGTGATTGCTGTGAGATGGATGGAATGATTGATCTTTGTACAGCACAAACCAATGTAGAGTTCATGAATGACTTCTTTGAGGAGTGTAACTCTAAGTGGAGAGTAGTCTACAACTGCTCTAAGTGTAAGAAAGATGGTAAAGGCTTACAGTGTATGTATAAGCATGCTATCTGTGACACTTGTGTAAATGAAGTTCTCACAGGAGAGTTCCTATCCACTACTGTGCTAGACAGTCACAAGTGGAGTATTGCTATTGAAGGAGACTTTAAAGATCCTATTGTTAGAATCAATGATATTGACTTCAAGATTAAGGGAGAATACTCAGGTGTACTCACAGCTAACTATAAAGGTGAGCTTAAGTATGCTAAGTCTTGGGAATGTTTAGAGTTCAACTATCAGGATATCTCCCTTTCTGTGCTTAAACTATGTGCTGAGTTACCTTATATCAAGAAAGGACTCAACACTGTGTCAGTCAGTGGTGTAGAGAGCGATACAGCCTGTATTTATATAGATTATGAGAGTGTAACAGTATGATTGGTTATATTATTAATAGTGAGGCTTCAGGTAGGAAGTCAGTAATTATTCCTAAAGATGACTTTCTTAATGACATCCAAGTACAGTTCTCCCTAATGGAAGTTCCTGCTATCTCCTTAACCTTACCTTTAAAATATTCCAAGTTACTTAGTGGTAATACACACATTGTAGTTCAAACTGATGACTGGAAGTATGAAGGTTATGTAGGAGATAAGTCTAGTGACTATCAGAATAGTACAGTCACAGTTCAGACATCACATGTTATTGGTAGGCTAGGGAAACGTACCCTTCCTACCAATGTCACTGTGAAGGCTAGATCAGTAGTATCTGCTGTAGAGCAGGCTATGGGATATTGGTCTAATGAACAACATAAGGATGACCTCTTAAATGACTTTAAGATCAAGTATGTAGATGACTATGCTGAAAAGAACTTGATTGAGTATGAGTTCTCAAGAGAGTCCTTCTTAGAGTTCCTTACAAAAGTGTGTGAAAAGACTACTTCCCTCTATTGGAGAGTAAATCGCTATGATCCTTACCTGATTGAGTTTGGTATCTTTGGGATCAAGAGAGATGTACTTATCAATGAGTATAACTACCTTGTGTCTTTAGACAACATCTCAGAGAACTATGAGGACACAATCAACATTGCTGTAGCTATGTCAGATAAGTCAGACTCAGGGGCTAGTTCATTAACCCTTAGAGACATCTTCTACAATCCTAAGTTCATGCTTGAAGGATTCCCTGTGATAAAGACAGGTAATAAGGTAAACTCACAGCGGTCTTATGACTATCCACAGCTTCCTGTGTTTGCTCCTGAGATTATTGGTGATGAGTTTGCTATCCTTGATGAAGAAGGCATTGCTCTAGAAGCAGGAGAGCTTTATTGGGGCACAGTTACTGATAATGACACTCAGTCAATCGCAGAAGATAATAAAGAGATCACAGATGCTGATAGACTGAGAGCCACAGAACAGCTCTATAGAACAGCTATTAGAAGACTTAAGAACTCTCGTAGAAAGATAGTCTATACAATGACTGTAGAGCCTCTGAAGAAGCATACAGTACAGGCAGGAGATAGGGTATTGTTTACCCTTAATGCAGGAGTTTGGGAGCTTACAGCTTGTTCTAAGTACTATGAGAAGGTATTGAAGGAAAGTAACTGGTTCTTTGTGACCAAGATAACTGACCTTTACCAAGTAGGAAGTAACCACTTACAGCAACTAGAGCTGTCTAAATATCTATACAGTGATAGAGACATCATTGTGAATCAGTAGGAGGAGAAATGGCAGATTATCTAAATAAATTAGTAAATACTGTTAGTAGAACTAAATCTAGGGTAATTCAACAGTCTAAACAGCGTAGAGGAGGGGTAACTGACCTCTATGCACTTGACTATGTTGACTCACTTTCTACAGCCTCTTCCTGTGCTCCCTACTCAGATGATAGTATTGAAGGATCTGAGAGTGATGATATTGAAACAAGAGTAAAAACCTTTGCTAGAGCTATCAAGAAAGAAATTCCTGAAGCTAAAGCACAAGGTGTATCTGCTATTATTGGTTACTTTGTTAGAGAGTCTAATGTAACAGCTAGAAGATATGAGGCTGACTATGCTACAGGCAAGCAATATGACAAAGTAGCACAAGAGCCTACAGCAGAAAATCTTATGGGGTCATGGCAAGCCTTTGCTTCCTTGTATAAAGACCCACTTAACGAACCTGGGTATAATGTAGGTGGTAAACACTGGATTGGTTTAGGATTAGGTCAGTGGACAGGTCCGAGGTCTAAGGCTCTTTATGAGTTTGCTAGAGCTAGAAACAGTAGCATCTTTACTTTCAATACACAAGTTGCCTTCATGATGTCTGAAGAGACACTGAAGAATGTGGTAAAAGAAGTTGCTTCTAGTGATGGTGATATTGCACAGCTTACTACTCGTTTCCTAGCCGATTGGGGAGGAGTTCCAGGTAATGCCCTTCAAGAGCGTATTGATGGAGCTAACAAGTACTTTGAAGTGGTCAAGAAAGCCCTTGAAAGTAAAGATGAATCACCTAAGGAAAAGAATGAATCACCAAGTGATACTGTTGTGATTGATAGGACTAAAGGATCTGCACAATTCAGAGTCCTTGTGCCTAGTGACTTAGATAGGTTTCAGAGATGGTTCTTGAAGTTCATCATTAAGATGGATGTATCACAGTGTGATGGTAAGAAAGCTGTTCCTTTATCAGATGTACACTTAGTTGTAAGTGCTAAGAATGAGGCTACAGGAGAGCTTTCTGAGATTGAGCTTACTGAGATCTTCAGAAGACAGTGGGGATGTAACTGGATTGGTGATGATGCTAGTGGTGAAGGTATCTTCCCTAATAGTAACCCAATGGAAGGTTATGACTTAATGTATTCTGCATGGTATCTAAATGATGCTCAGAGAAGTGCCTTATTCAGTGCTGGTGAGAAGATTTTCACTGTGTATGCACTAGGAGAAGCACAGATTACACTAAGAAACTTCCTTAAGTTCAGTCACATTAACTAGGAGAATCAATGAACATTATAGTATCAAGGCTATATAATAGATACAAGAATAAGCTTACCCAGCTACACAGCATGGAAGCTAAACAGTTTAAACTTGAAGAGCACTTAGCATCTCACCCTACTGATTATCAATCTGTGATCCAAAATGAGATCCTTAAGAGTGATATTCAGAGGGTAGAGTATGCCCTAAAAGAGATTGAAAGAGAGATGGAGTACTATGGAGAATAAAAAGTTTCTTGTGAAACGTATGAGGAATAGAATCCTTGTGGAATCTGCTGTGGAATACTTCTTTAGACAGGTTTATAAGAACCATGACTATGGAGGAGCTAAGGAGTGGATGGATAGTGACTACCTTGAACTCACATTAGAGAAATATTCAATCTTTTGTAGGAAAAAAGACAACATTATCACCTTAGATAATGAAGAGTTTACCTATGACTTCTCTTACATAACAGGGTTGTGCTCAAGTTTACTGAAGGATAAGATTGAGGTATAATTGATATGACAAATGCTTACCAAGTTGCACAGCGTGTTGTAGGACAATCCATTGATGTTGATGGTTTTCCTCCATCTCAACCTTATCAATGTGTAGACCTTGTGAATTGGGTAGCTCAACAATTTGGTGGATCACTTCTAGGTAATGGTAATCAAATTGGTATAGGTAATGATGTTAGTAGCTTTGCTGATGTCATTCCTTACTCTAATGAATCACAGTTACAAGTTGGTGATATTATATCCACTAATGAACCAAGCACTCCCTATGGACACACTCTTGTGTATGGTGGAGGTGGAGTCAATAATGCTAGAGTTATTGAGCAAAACTTCAATGGTATCACTCATGTGATTGAGCATACAAGAACGATCACAGGATATGGAGCAACTATTCTTAGAATTGTGAGAATCAGAGGTCAGGATAACTATACTCCTGATGGATCTAGTGGTACTAGTGCTGATGCAGGCAAGCCTAAGAAGAGTGGAGGAGTACAAAGAACTTTCTATGAGATTGTAGTAGATAAGGTTGAGGGTATTAAGGGTAATGGTGACAATACTGTGCTTGATACCTTCTATAAATGTAACAAGATTACAGGTAAGATTGATGGTGAATGGCTTATCTATGATAAGTATGATGGTACTGTTGGATACTTACCTAAATCTGCTGTAAAAGAAAAGACTGAGTATTCTAAGCAAGATAAAGAGTCAGGTAAGAAAGAAGTTGAGAAGGCTAATGGCTATGATAAGTTCTCAGATAAGACTAGTGATGGACTGGATCAGTCAGGAACTCAACAGATCTACACTTTGGCTCAATTTATATCACTAGGTAGGGTAGAATACAGTGGTTATGAATGGACTTACTCCTCAGGTAACAACTTCCCAACTAGTGTAAATGTAAATAAGAGCTATAATGCTTATGGCTTCCTTTCAGACCAAGATGGTCATATTATCCTTTCTGTACCCTCTTCTTGGGGTGATGTGAAGGGTAGGATTTATGATACTCCTTTTGGTTTTAAAGGCAAAGCCTATTTAACTAATGAGAAAACATCCATTGATGTTTATGTAAGATAGGAGAAAATATGGCTTATAAATTAGCTGAAGAGGATAAGCTCTGTGGAGTTATCTATCCAACTTATGAGGGCTTTAGTCCTATTCCTAAAGTCACCTGTGATATGCTAGAATCAAAGTGTGAACAAACAATTGTTGTTAAATGTGGTGAATCTTCTGAGGAAGATAAAAAACCTGAGTCACAAAGTGGAAGTGCTTCTGCATCTGCTTCTGAAAGTAGCTCTGAGTCAGAATCTACTAGTGAAAGTAACTCTACCTCAGAAAGTCAAGCATCTACTTCTGAATCATCTAGTGAGTCTACATCTACAGGATCAACTAGCACAAGTGAATCTACTTCTGTGAGTGAAAGCACATCTGAGTCTACTTATACTACAGAAAGCACTACAACTAGTGAAAGTACTTCAGTATCTACATCTGAATCTGCTTCTTCAAGTACAGAAAACTCTAATACACCTGAAGAACCTAAACCTACTCCTGAACCACAGCCTGAACCTGTTCCAACAATTGACTTACTAGAAGTATTGCCTAAGGTAGATGATAAGTTCTCAAAACTTATTGTTAAGGATGGTCAAGTAGTTGAAGTTCCTGAAGTATCTGAAGAAGAGAAGAGAGCCTTTGAAGATAAGATTATCAATGAACTGAAGGCTAAGTTACCTGAAGGTACTACTGTAGAAGCTGTTCTTGAAGGAGCTAACTATGAAAAAGGTTCAGAGGTAATAGCAGGTAAGACTAACTATACCCTTAAAGTAAGAACTACTTTAAACGGTAAAGTGTCAGAACATACCTACAAAGTACCTCACACTGAAGAAGCACCTAAGGAAGAGCCTGCTGTACCTGAAGCTCCTGAAGAAGTCCTTAATGGAGTGCTAAACTCAAAAATATCATTTGGTGCTGGCAATATGGATGGTAATGTCTTAACAATACTTAACTATAACGGGGAAACACTCACAGAAAGTAACATCAAACAGTTTGCAGAAGAAGAAAGAAAATATTATGAGGACAAACTAAATGAAGGTAGACCTGATAGTAGTAAATATAAAGTTGAGTTTACTATTACTCAGCGTAAACATATAGGGGACTCACTTTCTCCTATTGACTTAGAAACTTCAATCTTCACTTCTCACATTAAGATAACAAAACCTAATGGTGATGTTATTGAGAAAGACAAACCTGTTAATACTTTTGTCATTGAAACACTATAGGAGAACTAAATGGATAGACTGATCTTAAGGATTGTAGAAAACCAAGCTGTGATCTCAGGTATAACACTCTTTGTGACCACAGCTTGTGGTTGTGGTGTAGCTTGGCTCAACCATAAGAGAAATAAACTTGAGGAGCTTTCTAAGGGGGCTAAGCGTTCTAGCTTACGCTCTGAGTACCTTAACATCTACAACTCTACTGAGTTTACTTGGCAAGAGAAGTGGGATATGACTGAGCCTCTTGTGAAGGAGTACTTTAATGACCTTGGTGGAAACCATTACATTCATGGTCTTAATGAGAAGATGAGAAGGCATGTAGAAGAGGAGATTGCCAATGGTAAAGATAGTAATTGACCCTAGCTGTCTAAATCAGGGAGGGTCTATCTATGATGACACAGAAGTGCTAAATAGGATTAAAGCCTTAGAGGGTAAGACAGATAACTTTGTAAAAGATGTTACTGTGTCTAGAGAAGGTAACAAAGTTAAGCTCAAATACACTAGGGTTGATGGAACTTCTAGTGAAGTAGAGTTTGATGACAAAGATACCATCTCTATGGCTTATGATGACACTGCTCTCAAAGAGAGAATTAAAGCATTAGAAGCAAAAGAAGATAAAGACACAGTGTATGATGACAGTGCCCTAAAAGCTAGGGTTACAGCTTTAGAGGATAAAGAAGATAGTGATAAACAAACACTTACACTCTCAGGAAATGAACTATCCATCTCTAATGGAAACTCTGTGACTCTCCCAGTGGGTGTAGGTAAAGAGTTTGTTGTTACTAGTGACACTGAAGGTGTTGTAGTAACTAAATCTGAAGCAGATGCCACAACTACTTACAATGTGAACCTAGATGAAGCTTTAGGGAAGTTCTATAAGAAAGCTGAGACTTATACTAAGCAAGAAGTAGACAAGCTTGTCAAAGATCAAGAGGATAAAGCTACTGATCTTACAGTGTATAAGGGAACTTTCACAGACAAGACTAAGGTGAAGGAAGGAGACTTTGAAGGACCTAATGCTCCTAGAATTACACTAACTTACTCAAGCTCTACTGGTGTAGGTATTCTTAAAGTAGATATGAAGGTTATGTCTCCTGTGGCTAAGAGTACTATTGTGGCTACACTACCTAATGATGCACCTGTGCCAGTAACACTTATTGAGTCTCAGGTTTGGGTAGGAGATGTGGATACTTCTATATGGGTTGATCCTAACAGTAGGTCTATTAGAATGTCTCTAACAGCTAACCCTAACATCTTCAATAAGAGAATTATTATCAATATTCCAGGTATCTTTAAGAAATAAGGAGAACTAAATGAACTTAACAAATAAACAATATGATTTTTATAAGAAATTAGTAACTGTAGTAGCACCAGCCTTAATCACTTTGATTACAGGGCTAGGAGCACTCTACAAATTTGACTCAACTGCTATCACAGGTACTTTAGCATTACTTACCACTTTCACTGGTACTGTGCTAGGTATCTCAAGCAAGAAATATAATGAAGCTCAAGGAGAGTAATGGTGGATTACAAAACCTTTAAGTCCAAGTGGATGAATAAGGGCACAGATGTAGATGGAAGCTTCGGTTTTCAGTGCTGGGATTTATATGCACAATGGTGTAAGGAAAATGGAGTCCCTTATGCCAACTGCACTGTGTCAGGATACGTAAAAGATCTTTGGGAACAAAGACGAACTAATGGCATCCTAAAATACTTTGATGAAGTAGAAATGATGGAAGAAGGAGATGTAGCTGTCTTTAAAGAGGTAGCTGGATGGACTCCTGTATCTCACGTAGCTTTGTTTGATAGTGATGCTGGTGGAGGTTTTGGATGGTTCTTTGGGCAAAACCAAGGAAGTCAACTTACTAACCCAGCAGGAGGATCTTCTGCAAACCTTGTGAAGCTTCCTTATTCTGCTACTTACCCTACAGCCTTCAGACTTAAGAAGAAGGCTACACAAGCTAAAACGCAAGGAGGAAACACTGCTGTGGCTGTACCTGCTAAAAATATTAATGGTGAGATCTACTCAGGACTTATTACTGGTGTAGACCCTAACCCAATGAACTGTGATGGAAACCGTGTTAAGATCGACAGAATTGTTATTCACCACAATGCAACTACTAATGATGCTGTAGCTAGACATACTTGGTATGTTTCTTCAGGTCATGGTACATCTGCTCACTATCAAGTAACTCCTGATAAAATCTGGGGATGTGTTGGTGAAAACTATGTTGCCTATCATGCTGGTAACTATCCAATGAACCAACGCTCTATTGGTATTGAGCATCTTAACAATACAGGAGCTCCTACATGGACTATTGCTGAGGAAACTTATAGAAACTCTGCTAAGCTCATTCGTGATATCTGTGAACGCTACAACATTCCTATTGATAGACAACACATTCTGAAGCACGGTGAAGTATCATCTACAGCGTGTTTACCTGTGGAGAATACTGAACTCCTTACTAAACAAGGCTGGGTAAGCTTAAAAGACATCCAAGTAGGTGATGAAATTGCTACATACAGATTAGATGATGGAAGCATTATCTTTGATACTGTGTATAATAAAGTAGAGCCTCACATTAAAGATACTTGGTTATTTAGAGATGTTGAGGTAACTGCTGACCATAGAATGTTGTGGAAGTCTCAAGCAGGTAAAACCTATAAGGTTAGTGAAGCTAAGGATATGTTCTCTAACAAAGGTACTCTAGTATTCCCTAATGCAGGAAACTATGTAGCAGAAGGACTACCTGTGTCAGATACTTACCTACAGTATCTTGTAGCTGTGCAAGCTGATGGTCATTATATGAAGGATAATAGAACCATTAACAAAAACCCTTTTGGTATCGAGTTCCATATCAAAAAAGGCAGAAAAGTAGAGTTACTTACTGATATTCTAGATGAATTAGGAAAAGAGTATACCTTTGCTGAAAAGAAAGATGGTACTTATTCATTCCGCATCTATGGAGCTGAAGAAGTTGAAGAAGTTGAGCAATACTTAGACAATAAAAAATTCTCATGGAAGTTCCTTGAGATGTCAGAAAGACAAGCTGAACTTTTCCTTGACTATATCTTAGACTTTGATGGATGTAGAGCAGGTAATGATTACTCTTCAACACTCTCTCAAAACATTGATGTGGTACAAGCTATTGCTTCTCTCCATAACAAAGGTAGTAGAACATCTACAGAAGGTAATAGACTTTACTTCACAAATTCTACTAGAAGTGTAAACTCAACTGGTACTCTAGCTAAGTCTGCACAAAGAAAACATGGTAAACTAGTTTCATGTGTGTCTGTTACATCAGGTTTAATCTTAATCCGTCAACATGGAAGAACTACTATTGTAGGTAACTGTCCAGGAGGAATTGACATTGATAGACTTGTAGCTATGGCTAGAGGTGCTGAGTATGTAACTCCTTCAAAAGCTACTCCTAGACCATCTGCACCAGGCAAGATGCAACATGCTTACCAAGTAGATGATCTTAAATATGTCAACGGTTTGTGGCAAGTATACTGTAAAGAGCTTGTGCCAGTAGCATTTAACTGGACTGATAATGGAATCGCAGTAGAGGATATCATTATCACTGATAAGAATGGGGCTAAGCTTCCTGACCAGATGACACATGTAGGTGACTACTTTGTGTTTGACCAAACTGCAACTGGTGATACAGGTGTAGGTGGTGTAGGAGATGGAAACTACTACTGGAGAAAATTCAAGCTTAGAACTTCGGGAGAAATCTGGCTGTCTGCTTGGAACTTAAACCACTTATTGTTTGGTTAAGGGGGTGGGGTATATCCCCTCCCTATTTTATTGGAGGAACTATGGAAGACGTATGTAAACAAAAAGACTGCTCCTGTGAGAATGTAGGTATTGGGGATTGTACCAAGCTACAAGAGCTAAATGACCTACAGATTAGACCTAAGATGAGAGCTATCCTAAAAGCTGAATGGTGTAACTTACCTGAAGCTATTAGAAGAGGTTTCTATGGTGTATGGTGTGTTCTTAAAAACATTATTAACCAACTGTGCTATATCCTTAATAAGCTAGAGTGCTTAGAGACTAAAGTAGACAAGCTGTGCTCTATTGCTAAATGTCAGGATGAGAGAATTACAGGTCTTGTGGAACATATCAAAGGTAAGATGCTTGAGAATGTTGTCTTTGGTATGAAAGGTGTAGGTACTTCTGCTAATGCTTCAGGTAATGGTGATACATTCACTTCTGTGACTGTACAGCAAAATGGTGACTTTGCTATTGTGTGGAATATGGTTTATGCTGGTAAGGAAGTAGGTAGAGGTACAATCACTGGTAAGGTATCCCACATGTATACAATGAATGAAGATGGTAGTGTCAAAGCTCATGTATCTAGAGTTGACTTTGACCAAGTAAGGTATGTTGGTGATGGAGGAAGCTATGGTAACAATGCTACTTTCTCTATCCAAGACACTAATGGAAGAACTATATGGACTAAATCTTACCAAGCAGGGTCAAGCTTTACAGATAAGCCAGGATCTATCTCTATTGGTAAAGAAACAGTCCTTAGACCACAGGGAGGTAGCACAGGAGATATCTTGCTATTCAAGACACTTGACCAGTGGGATTTTGACCCTACATCAAGTGATGTGAGAGCTACCTATGTAAATAACAACTCACCTCTCCCTAAAGTTGAAGGCTGTGTTATTGACTGTGATAACTGCTAGGAGGCACTATGTTTGAGTATTGTCCTAATTGCAGATGTAGGATAAAGTTCTATAAAGCTCATGAATGTGAGAAAATGAAGCATGATCTAGCTGACTCTGTGAAGTTGGCTGGTGATGCTATTGCCAATGGAGAAGAGTGTAAAGTAAAAGAGAATACAGCACATGGCTTCTTCAGAATATGGTGTAATATCAAGAACATTATTGAGATCATCTGTGATATAATTAAACGTATGAAGTGCTTACAGAGAAAAGCACAAAAGGTATGTGAAGTACAGCATTGTTTAGCTGAAAGAATTGAAAGTGTCAATAGATTTATTGGTGTATATAATTCAGACCAAGAAAATAAACCTTCACCTGACCAAGCTAATTGGGAAGCTGAGAAGAGAAGACTTCTTTCTGATTACCAAGCTAGTCTAAATGGCTACAATGCTAGAAGAGCTGAATATGAAAGAGCTTTACAAGCTTACAATAACAGCAACTCAAATTATGCTTCTGCTCTTGCATCATACAATGCTAGAAAAGCTGACTATGAGAGAAGAAAGAGAGAATATGAGGCAGGTAATAACCAGCAAGGGGGATCTACTAAGTGGCAAGAGGCTTGGGGTACATTCCAAAAGAATGGTGCTCCTTATGATGCCTCTATGGGTGGATCACCTAATGGTAGTGTCCAAGGTATTAACCTTAGTGAAGCTCACAGATATGGCTATGGTCAAGGTATTGGGTTTACCTCTAAGAATAATGAAGGAACTATAGTAGATATCCAACTTAACCTATTAGGGTATTCATATCAAGCAGGTGTTGGAGGTATCCTTCAGGGTTCTTATGTACAGTATGGTGGAACTTATGATTGGTACTTTGATGTGTATGCATCAACTGATGGAGGTAACAACTACTCAGTAGTTCAGAAGGATATTCTACTTGCTAAACATGCTGATACACAAAATCTAGCCTATGAGCCTAACTGGCATCTATCAACTATTAAGTGGAATAAGACATTTACTAACTTACCTGCTAACTTCACACACTTGAAGGTAGAAGTACGTGGTAGTATTCCAGGAGATAGACACCAAAATGTGTACACAAGAGAGCAGATTGTGAGACCTCCTTTCCCTCCATTCACTGAACAGCCTCCTGTGAACAATGCTACTAAACCTAAGCCTTTCAATGAACAACCTCCAAAAGAGCCTACTATTCCTCCAAAACCAGAGAAGAAAGTAGAAACTATCCCTCTTATTAAGGGTGGATGTGACTTAATGGATTGTAAGTTTGATTGCTTTATTGATGAGAAATAGGAGAAATTATGTCAGATTGTATTAACTGTCAATGTGAAGAGATTGTACCAGGATCAACCGCCTGTGCATCTCTTAAAAAGCAAAATGATGACAGAATTAAACTTCATTCCCTTGTGCTAAGGGATACAACTCTTTGTGACCTACCAGAGCAGACTTCTAAAGCCTTCTATTCACAGTGGTGTTTTAATAAGAACATCACCTCACAACTATGTTGGTTGATGAATAATAGCTCAGGAGGTAAAACTTATAAAGCAGGTAAGGATATTAGTATCTCAAATGATGGTGTTATCTCATTCACAGGTACTATCCCAACACCTTCTCCTGCCTACAATGATGCTGACCTCAGGGCTGAAAATGCTAGACTTAAAGGTGCTTTAATGAAGATCATTAATAACCTTACAGCTAGTGGAGCTTGGCAAGGAGGTCTTGAAGGAGACTTTGTACCTAGAAGAAATATCGCTACAGGTAATATCAACTTGTTCTCTAACACAGTGGATAGTGACTTCTTCATCCGTACTAATAATGGTAAAACAGAAAATGACTTGGCAGGAGGTATTAACTAATGGGATGCACAACTTGTAGTGGAAACCCTAATACATGGTGTACTCAGTGTATGCCTGCTGAGGACACTTGGGTAGCTCCTGTAGATAAGCTACCTGATGTGTTCATGGGTGATAGAGATCACATGTATCTTCTACCTAATGGAGATCTGTTTATTCTTTCTCCTGATAGAACTAGATGGATCAAAGTGAATGGTCAAGGTGGAGGAGTAACCTATGATGATACTGCTGTGATTAATAGGTTAAAAGCTCTAGAAGGTAAAACAGATAACTTCATTTCAACTGTGGGTGTATCTAGAAATGGTAATAGAGTCAAACTTACCTATACACTTGTTGATGGTACTATCAAGGAAGTTGAGTTTGAGGATAAGGATACTGTAGCTTTAGCCTATGACGATTCTGCCTTGAAGGCTAGAGTTAAAGCCCTAGAGGACAAGCCTGTGACACCTACAGGAGTAAATACATTCTTTGCTAAAGGTGATATCTCAGGTAATGGTACTTCACAGAATGTACGTGTCACAAAAGATAAGCTTGTAAACGCTGACACCATTAAAGTAGGTGATACTGTAGTTGATAGCTATTGGGATAAGACTAACTTTAATATTGGCATGTTTAAAGTGGCTTCTGTGGACGGTAATAATGTTGTGCTTAATGGTGTCAATGATCTTACGTATAAACAGCCTAAACAATCTTTAACATTATCTGATAGAGTTTTATCAATCTCAGAAGGTAACTCAGTTACCTTACCTAGTGATAACCAAACTCTCACACTTAATGGTCGTACTCTCAGTATCTCAAACGGTAACTCTATTGAGCTTCCTGCTAGTGTAGAACCTAAAGAATATAGAGCTAGAGGTAATGGTCTATTATTAGATGCTGATGGTACATTTCATATTGAGATGGCTATGGATACTGCTAGACAAGTTCCCTACAGTACAAAAAATGGAGGGCTTTTCAAAAAATTAACTCCTGAGAATAGGACAATTTTTAAAACCGACTTTGGTTATGATACATTAGATAACCAATTATATAGTATTGACAATGATGGTACAATTCGTCGTAATACTATCTTAGAGGCAGGTTTGATACTGGACTATGCAGGTTCTTATGACTATGGAGAGTATAACTTACATAAAAGTTTCTCTAGTGAGTCTGTTACTCTAAGTGTTAATTCTACAAGTAGTGCAGGAATATCAGGAAGTGCTAGTTTCATACAACCACAAGAATTGAAACTTGAAGTAGGTATACTAGCAATATGGAATAGTAACAACAAAGTAGTATTTAGGTTTATTCCAAAGATTATATGGACTGTAATTACTGAGTCTACAGCAGAACACTACACTCACTTCATAACTAAAGAAGAATTAGAGTCAGAAGAGCCTATAGAGATTGAAGTCAAGAAGAATGAAGAAGTTGTTGGTAGACTTAACATGACTATCAAGAACGCAAAATTCTTCATGCAATCTGTTCAAGGTACTGTTGTTCTAAAGAACCCTACTGACAATAAATTCTATTACTTACCGAGGTTAAACTAATGTCAAAAACAGTATATAAAATAACAGATAAGCCTACTACAACTACTACAGCTTATGATGACACTCCTTTAAAGGCTAGGATCACAGCGTTAGAGAACAACCCTGATAATGATAAGCAAACACTTACTTTTACTGAAGGTAATAGAAACTTATCTATCAGTAATGGTAACTCAGTCACTTTGCCTGATTATCTTAAGAAGGATGATGCCTATGCTACATTCCCTACTTATGCTAAGCTTCAAGATGAGATGACTAAGAATATCAAGGACAAACACGTTGATCTTGGACTTGATAAACTTATGGAGGATAAGCTTAAGAATGGTCAGAATCCTTATGTGACTAAGGGTGATGTTCCAGCACTCTCAGGAGCTAACTTCTTTGTGGCTAAAGGAGATATTCCAGGAACTAAAGCTACCACAATCAATAAGGATACAGTATATAATTCTGACACTATAAAAGTTGGTGACACTGTAAGAGATAGGTTTCTTGAACGTACTACAGGTGTCTTAGAGTATGGTTACTGGAAGGTAACTGCTGTAACTGATAGAACTATATCTGTAGAGCCTTTAGGTTCAGAAAGAGATATCACTACTGGTAACCCTAATCAGACACTAACACTTAATGGTAATGTCCTATCTATTAGTAATGGAAACTCTGTGAACCTACCTCAGTATGTGTCACTCCAAGACTTCAATAATCTTAAGAATGAGTACAATCAACTCAAAGGTGCTTTTGAGAAACTTCTACAGGATCTTAAGGGTTCAGGAGCATGGAAACAAACAGGTGGAACTATCTTTGAGGGTAATTTGTACCCTGATAGACACATTGCTACTGGTAACATTAACCTCTTTGGCGGAACTGTGGATGGTAATGCCTTTATTAGAACTAACAATGGCAAGACTGAGAATGACCTTGCAGGAGGAATTAATTAATGGCAGATCAAGCTACACTTAATCAGGAACAGATTACTAAGGTAAGGCAAGCCCTAAGCCTTAATATCTATTCTACTGACAGTGGTACTAAGACCTATATCAGTGGGAACAGTTTTAGGATTGAAAACCCTATGCTTGTTCCTTCTGCTGATGGAGGTCAAATTGCTGTTGGGCATGTAAATACTGAAGGAAGTATCTACTATGATCTTGTGGTAGAAGGTACTAAGGTTAAAGCTAGAAATACTAGAGCTGTAATTAAATCTGTGTCCTATACTAAGACTCCTGGACTTACAATTTATGGTAGTTTTGGTAATGCCTCTTATGGAATCAATACACCACAAGGGAGCATCTTCAATAAGTCCTATGACCCTGCTTTTGGGAATAACTGGACTGAAACAATTAATAGACAGCTAAATATCAATGATGTTGAGATCTCTTCTAAGGTTAATGAGCAAAGAGGAGATGTAGCTACTACTGTTGACCAATGGCAATTCAGTCCAACAACTGCTACTGTGTCATTCAGTTTGACTGTGCCTAATACAAGTATCCTTAACATCCCTCAAGCACCTAAAGAGGGTACACTTGTAATCAAGTATGTTGATAATGTTACAGGAGCTACACTCACCACTGAGACTAAGAAAGTACCTGGTGATACAAGTCAGTCACATACTGCTCCTGAGATCTATAGGGCTACTTATAAGATTACTGGCAATAGAACTCAATCTGTTACAGTTCCTTCAGGACAAACTAAGGAGCTTGTATTCAGATACAACCCTGTGTATGGTCAGATTGTAAAGTACATTGATAAAGACACAGGAAGAGAGATCAAGACTCAGAGCTACACACCTGTGACTCATGGAGATCCTTTTAGACAAGACCCTCCTAGCATCTCAGGTTATAGGCTTGTGCCAGGTCAGAACCCTATCAATGTACCTAGAGTAACTGGTAATGGAAACTACTCATTTAGATATGAGAAGATTCCCACTACTGCTAATGTTATTGTTAAGCATCTAAATAAGGCTAATAATCAACCTCTACGTGGTGATGTGACTCTAAGTAATCAGACTATTGGTAGCAATGTGAACTACAATGCTCCTGCTATCACTAACTATGCTCCTGAGAAAACTACCTATACTCACACTGTGGTTGAAGGTAACAATATCATTACTGTGTACTACACAGAAAATGCTAAGATTAGACCATGGGCTATTAGAAAGTCTAATGCTTGGAAGTCTCTTAACACTACAAGACAGTGGATGAAGATTAGAAGAACAGCTAACCAAAACTTTTGGGATACTAAACCTAATGCTGAAATTTATGCTACTGATACTGGTAAAGAAAACTACTCACCATCACGTATTCGTAAGGGTGGTAAGTGGAAAGCACAAGGAAAGATTGGTGACTAATGGCTATTGATGATAAAACAACTAGACTGAATGAAGCTACATTCACTAGTTATGGTGAAAATCCTAAGGATCGCTGTTGGTATGATGAGTGTGACTGTGATGAAATTCCTGTTGCAGATTGTCAACGACTAGTAGATGAAAATAACAAGGGTGTAGGGCGGTTTGCATGTATGGCTGAGAGTCAGAAGTGTTACAATCCTAAGTTCTTCAGTTCATTCATGAAGAAGCTGGCTTGTCAACTTAACCACTACATTCAAAACATCTGTGCATTGTGGGATATGGTACAGTGTATGGCTGAATACCTATCTAAGATGGGTGATGTAGGTGCTGTTCAAGTAAACTATGCTAGAAACTCTGCTGTGTCTTCTGCTGACTTCTATCACCCTATCACAGATGGTTATGACTTAGACCTCTACATGGACTCTACTACAGGAGTTGTAGCTGGTGAGTCTGATGATGGAAGAAGAAAACAAACTGATAGAAAGTATCGTGTTTACATCAGATGGTGTGCTGATGGTACTACCCTAAATCCAGCACAGGATAACACTATGGAGATTGTTGTGTACCACTCAGGAGAACAATATACTGAAGACCTCAGAAAGAACCGTGGAGTACACTGGCAGATGACTGGTATCTCAGATGGTGCTATGGAGATGTCTGATAGTATTATTGTACCTGCTGGACAGCACGTTAAGGTAAGAGTAGAACCTGCTAACTCTTCATCAGGAGTGTTCCGTGTACACCAATTCAAGTTGGAGTATACTCCTATCATGGATGCACAAGATACTCCTGAATGTCTTAAACTTACAGAACTCCCTAAAGATGACTGTAATTGTCCAAAATAAAAAAGAGAGCTTAATTGCTCTCTTTATTTTTTCTTGTGCTTCTTGAGTCTCTTATACAGCGCTTGAGGTGTAGATAACCCTAGCACAGTCTGAGTGTACTCAATGTAACCTGAGTAAAGCATTTGATAGTAAAGAAGATTCTGTTGTTCACGGATCTTCTTTTTTCTTGCTCGCATAGCTTTTCTTTCTCTTGTGCTATGTGAAAGCTTAATTGCTTCAGTAAGCTTATCAAACTCTCTTTCTAGCTTGATGTACTCATCAGATGCCTTAGCAGATGATGTCTTAGGCTCTTCTGCTAACTTAACCTTTTCAATATCAACATTCATACGACCATAACTCCTCTCCACAGTTCTTTATATAAATAGTTATATCACCTTTTTGAACTCTAGTAATCTGATCATCTCCTGACCATTTCTTAATGAACTTCTGTCTCTTCTTAAAGCCACAGATGGTTTCATCATAGTAACAATTACCAAGCTCATCAATCAGTTTCACTTGGTACACCTTTATAAAATTCATACATACTCCTTGATATTACCAAGTCACTGACCTTAACCCTAGTCTTCTTAGGGTATCTAATCTTGCACATACCTCTTGTGAGCTTATAGTAAGCCACAAGCATGTGTCCTACATCATTAGGGGTAATGATCCTCTCTTTGCTATCTGCAAAAGGCTGATCTAGATACCACTTCATAAAGTCAATAGCAAACTTCTTATACTCCTGTGCATTAAACCTATCCTTCTCAACAATTTCAAGGTACATTTTTCTCATGCTAGGTGAGCATCCATTAATAAAGTCTAGTTCAATGTGTAGCTCATTAATGTAAGCTAGGTCAGTAGCTAGGTTATATGCTGTGAACTTACTCAGTCCATACACATCACACTTCTTATTATAGTATCTATAGATCTCACTACACTTCCATCCATAGAATAGATCATCAGGAAGCTTGTCAATGAAATCTGCACAGGAAGCAAGAAACCTTTCTCCTCTATTAAGCTCTCTAGTCATTACCTGAATAGCAGGAGACTTGTAGTTAGGAGAGAGCTTAGCCTTAGCTGAGTTAAGCTTAGTTGCTAACTTCTCTAGTTGATGTATTGTGATTACATCATGTTCATTAGTACATCTTCTGACATACTTTTCATGACCTATGTAACGATACACATACACAGTAAGAAGCTTATCCCTAAGGGGTACTCTAGCTGTGTTTAGTGTTCTAATAAACATTTGAGACATGTCATCAAGGTATTTTAGATTGTTAGGAAGATCATATCTGTAAAGATCTCCCACAGTCTTGTTACCTATTCTGTACTTGTGCTCAAAGGCATCTCTACGCTTTAACACATAGAGCTTAAACTCTTCAAGTTTATTCATTCATATTTACTCCTTTAAGAAGCCTAGTTAGTTGGGTAATAGAAGCGAAATCAAAAAATATAAATAGGAACATAAATTGTGAGAATAACTTTGGGTGTAGAAATATCTATGGAAAGTCTTTTTGTACTAACTAGGCTTGTTAAAAAAGTAAATACCTTACAGAGAGTAGCTAGTGTGGGAATCACAAGTGCTGGCAATCGAAATAAAAATGTAATCTATAAGGAGATCCTAGCTACTCCGTGTAAGGTATCCACTAGGGATACCATTAATTATTCTGCATCTTCCCAATCATCATCATCTGAAGATGAGGTTTCTTCTGCTCCATCTTCATCCTCTTCATCAAGAGCAAAGATGTCACGTACATTGAATTGTCGTTTTCCGTTGTAAGGATCACCTTCTTTGATCTCAACTCCCATGTACTTACCTACAATATCATCTGTGTCAATATCATCTGAGTTAGGATCAAGACCTACAGCTTCAATGATCTTGTAGAGTTGTTCTTGTCCATAAGTATTGTCACGTACAAATAAGTTGAACATTGTAAGGTTTTCACCAAAGTTACCACGAAGCACAAACTTGTAGAAAAGTGCTCCTGTGTTTTGGTTAGTTCCTTGCTCTACAGCTTCCACAAGTACTTCATATCGTCCTGGTGTGTAAATAAATTCACGGACTTCAGGTGCTTTTGCTTTAAATGATAGTTTTGACATAGTTATTCTCCTTTAGCTTCTTCTTTTGTTTCTTTTGCTTTAGCTTCTTTAGCTTGTGTTGTTCCATCTGTGTAGCCTACAATTATTTCCCAAGTAGGGTTAGTCACAGTTTCAGGAATTGATAGTCCAGGTTTACGAGTTACCTTCAAGTTGTATGCAGGGTTTCCTGACAAACGTACTTGGTAGAAATCTTTAGACTTCTTAACACCCTTAACTACTTTAGACTTGAGTACTCGCTCAGTGTGTCCAATAACACGACTTGATGCTGTAAGGTATTTACCAACACTTTCCATTAAGTTAGGGACGATAGATGCTGGAATGTTTTCATCAACTACATCCTCAAGGTTGACTGATTTTTGCTGGCAGATAACATACACATTCTTACCTGCATAGGATATAGCCACAAGTTCATCAATAAGTCCTTTGAGGATAGTTGATGCTTCACCATACAGATTAAGTGACATCTGTTTAGCATTTTTCTTAGCCATTAAATCCTTGTACAAAAGCTCTTGCACTCCTGTGAAGTGATCCACAGCAATGCTATCAAAGCCTTTAGCAAAGTTCATAGCTTCCACTACATCATCCCATGTGTGACATTCTGCTACAGCAAAACGATCATCAGGAGCTACTGAAGCCAATCCACGGTCAGTATCAATCACCAATACTTTTCCTGGGAGTGTATTGATGAAGGTAGTTTTACCTGATCCAGGTTCACCATAGAATGTTGTCAGTGTGTGTAATTTAATTTTAGTTAGTTTTTGTAATTTCATGTGTTCCTACTTTCCTGTGCTTCCATAACCACCACGGTTTTCATTACCTAAGTGGTCAACTTCTTTAAAATGAATATTAGGTTGGTTTTCAATAATTCTGAATTGACACAAGCGCTGTCCTTCTTCAATAAGTCCATCACATGTAGCATAGAACTTAGCTCCCCAATAATCTTCATCACCACAGTAAGAGTTATCAATAACACCTACTCCATTAGTGAGAAGCAATCCTGTGTTCTGGAATAGGCTAGATCGTGGAGCAATGTGAGCTTCATAGCCTTCAGGAAGATCCATAGCTACCCCAAAATCAACCTGAACTAGATCACCTTTCTTGTAAACCATACTCTTAGGCGAAGCTAGATCAATCCAATCACCTTTTGTGAAATCCACAAGGTGAGGAGCATTATCTTTGTACTTAATCCTAACTGTCTTAAGTGTTTTACTTCTAGAGATAAAATAAATACCAATGATAATGTTATAAGTCATAACAATAATCAATAAAATTAGTAGTATGTCAGTCACTTAATTCTCCATATTCTGTTTTAATTAAGTAGTTGATAGCAATTTCCATATCACTAATAGCTACTTTATATAAATTCTCATGAGTTGTTTGCACAGAAGTGTTTACAATGAATCTCTGAATGTCACTCATGTTTTCAAGTAACTCATCTGAAGCAAAGAACTCAGTTTTAGTAAAGTATAGCATCTCCTTAGGTGTGTTCTTCATTTTATCCAAGAACACAAGAGCCTTCTTAAGATCCTCTACTCCATTCTTGTCTTTATATCGCCACACATACTTAACAGCAGATGCTACTAATGGATTGAGTTTAGCTACAATCCAAAAATCCCAGCACTCTAGCTTATTACCTGTGTAACGCTTAGGGTTTACAATATCTTCTTTCATCTTTTACCACGACATAATAAAGTTCCATACAATAGCTATAAGCTTAAGTGTGATAGCTAGTAAAGCTACTGACACTACAGCACATCCCATTAGAGACACTAGGTCTTTAAGTTCCTTTAGGAGTTTCATCTGCAAACCTCTTAATAGCTAGCTTTAGTTCATTGCACTCTTCCTCTTTTGTGAGTAATTCAACATAACGGATAGGAGTAAGCTGTACTGAAGTTACTCCATCAATACCTTCAATGAGTTTTAGTTTTGTACCTTTTATAGTTGCATGTTTATCTTCTTTATCCCATTTTCCAATAAAGTAGCAAATAACCCCTGTTAGAAATGAACATACAATACATAGAAAGATACAAACATCTTGTGTTACCATCATTTCACCTTATAATGTTTCACTGTGAAACCATCACCTTTCATTGTAACTACTACATTCTCCTCAGTGAGCTTATCCACTAGACCCTTATAGTAAGTGTCTCCTTCATACTCACCTTCCACTGTGCTTACCACAGCTTCCTCACACCAAGGCTCAAAAGTCTTATAAGTCATAGCTCCACCAATGATCCAAAGATCTAGGCTAGAGTTCTCATAGATCTCAATGACTTCTTCTGCTGTGTGAGCAATGTAGACATTCTCTTGGTCATAACCTTTAATGTCATCCTCTTTTGTCAGGATAATGTTATGACGATTCTTTAGTGGCTTGCATCCTAGAGAGAACCAAGTCCTGCTTCCCATGACTACAATGCCACCTGTTGTCTGATTCTTGAAGTAGTTAAGATCATCTCGATTGTACCAAGGTATCTTTCCTTTACTTCCAATCAAACCATTAGCATCCTGTGCCCAAATGAACCTAATCATTTGATTCCTCCTTATTAGTGTATTGCTGGATAACCCAACAAAGCTATTCTATCATTTTTGGGTTGGACTGTCAACCCTTTTTTGAAAATTTTTCTCGATAAATTCATCTAAGTCTTCCATCATCTCACCAATGTAGACTTTATAGAGGTAATCATAGGCATCAGGCTTGTGTCCACCCTTCCCTGGAATGTAAAGTTTAAACTCAGGATCAGACTCAATTAAGTCTACAAGATGTACAAACTGGTCAAAGAAGTCCTTAGTACGGTATTCATTATACACAAGGCGAATTGTCTTACGTTTGTAGTTTCTTCCTGTGAGCTTAATCTTAGGGTTTACACAGTCAAAGATCATATCACGTACATTGTAGCCTAGTTGTGTATATACATACATGTACAAGTTACCTTGAAGGCTGTAGCGATACTCATCATCTGTAGGGGCTGTAGAGTGAGTCTTATAGTCAACAATGGTCACAGTTCCATCATCATTCCGAATAACAGCATCAATTATACCTGTGAACTCATGTCCATTAGGTAGGTCATAGTAGACTTGATGTTCAGTTTCAATGATTTTCTCAAAATCTACAGGTTCTCCCTCAGAAAGGTAGCGATCAATAGCAAGCTCTCCTGAAAGTTTAGCTTCCTCTAGGAAACCTGATTCTGCATAGATCTCACGTAACTTAGCATATAAATCTTCCTGAGTAATTTTACCTTTACTTCGTGCTAAAAGCTCCATTCCTCTATGGAAGTATGTTCCACGATCCATGTACTGTGTTACTTCAGGATCTTGCTTTTCCTTGTAGCCTGCTAGGTATTTACACCAATGCTTCCAAGGATTGTCCAAAAATGTCTTTACTCGACTTACACTATAAGTTGTCATTATCCACCTCTACTTACTCCATTTTCCAAATAATAAACCATGTCTTTGAATCTCATGTCAAGCGAATAGACCTTGCTATTAAGCTCCTCATGGTTCTGTTTCAACTCACCCTTAAGTTTACCCACCTGATACTCTAAACGCTCAATTTGAGCCTTCTGTAAGGTCACAGTGGCATAACAGCAAAGAGTCAACAATAGAAAACCAAAGATGAGAGCATAATTAATAATTTTTTCTTGCATCTCGAATTACAAAACCTTTCTTTTTAGGTTTAAGGTTAAACTTCTTATTTTTCTCCCCTTGTGGTTTAAAGCTCACAACATTAAGAGGCTCTTGTACAATAAAGTCTTCATACTCAGGATATTGTTTAAGTAATTCCTCTTTACTACTTCCTACCACAGTGTTTGAATTTTGCACAAGAGACCACCCTGTAGATCCATCAACCATTTTAGTTAGATAGTGATGACTTGGAAGCTTAATCATGTATGGTACATCCTCTTCAATTACCTTCCAGTTACCTTTCAGGATAGCGTTTACCATACGTTCTAACTGATCCACAGTTTCCTCTTCTGTGTTAGATCCATTTTTTGTAAGCACTTGTCTCCAATAGTGGTTTTTGTTTGCTTTTGTGCTATTTAGAACATAGTTCAGGTAGGAGATACGGTTAACCTTATCAGGGAAAGTATCAATAGGTGCATCAAGGATGAAGCCTTCTTCAGTCTTAGAAATTGAGATAACTTCTTCATCCTCAGTTTCACATGAAACCATGTTGATAATCTTAGTTTTTACCATGTCAGGTACTTCCTCACCTTGGAGTATTTTATCAAGGTAGTACTGTGAGATACCTAGCTCATTGCAAAGTTTAGATTTACTTTTAGTTTTTAAAAAATCTTCAATAATTTCTTTGTAATTCATAATTTTCCTCACAGGATGGGAATTATTTCCCATCCTCTTTTAATTGATCTGTTAAGCAAGCACTACATGGAGTGACTTCATAACCTAAAAAGATAGCTAAAACTTGGTTTGCTACACGTGACTGCTCAAGGAAAGCAAACTTAACCTTATCATTGGCTAGGTCTACTTGCCAAGCCTCAAACGCTGTAATAGTTGCCACAAGAACGTGTTTAAGGAGACACCACATGTCAGGGTTTCCTTCCTCATTAGCCTGTGAATTAAGCAATTCCATAGCTTTTCTACGCTGTTCAGTAGTAGTCTGAAGAAGCTGTGTAATTTGATACACTTTCTCTTTTGTGTCATAAATAGCCACTTTATCTTCCTCAGTTTGAAACTCAGGATTGTCTAGGTTATACCAAAACTTAATCTGATCCTCATATTTACGGATAAGGATCTCTAAGTGGTACTCACTAGCTCCCAAGTGCATGATGTTTGTGATAATATCCTCAGTAATCCCTACTGAGCTACTTTTGTTTACCATTATTCCTCCTAGAATACATTGTTTAAATCCATCTTATAGCGAATGAAGTAGGTGCTTTTAGTCTTTTTATGCATCTCTTCATGGAACTTTTCAGCCTCTTCATAAGTATCAAACTTGTGTACTTTCTTAAGCTGGCTATCAAAGAACTCTAATACATTATAAGTCATTCTGCATAACCATTATCAATGATTGAAATGATTTTCTCTCTTAACCAAAGAGGAACAGTTCTATCAATCACAGGATAATGAACAATCCTCCTTTCTATCCTTTCAGGCTCATCAATGACCACATGAGAGAAGCAACATGTCTGTGAAATGTAGTCAGTCACAGTCTTGTAGGCATTACTGAATCTACGGTACATGTAGTCAATCTCCTCAGGTAGTCCATGCTTAGTCTTAAAGATTAGGTCAAAGCTACTCATCTTAGACACAGGTTGACCATAGTGCTTTCTAATATATCTGAGACCATTAAAGAAGTCATCCATTACATACACAGTGCCCCTGATTGAGATTGTGTATAAGTCTTCCCAATCATTCTGTTTGTCTATGTAGTGCTCAGGGTCAATCTTGAAAAACCTGCGATTAGCCTCTCTGATCTCTTTGTATTCATCAAGCCTATAAGCAGGCTTATCTAAGATTATCATTCTTATCCTCCCCATGCTTGTGCAACTTCAGAATCTGCCACAATAGGTATAGGAATATCAATTCCTTCAATGATGGAAGGTTTCTCCATCAATCTGTTAATTATAGGTGAAACTTCATCAACATAGTCATCTCTAATTTCAAAGAGAATAGCATCATGCACAGAACCTAGTACAATACATCTATCATGGTCAATCTCATCACTGAAAACAATATCAGCTAGAGCACTTGTACACATGTCTGAGGCGAATCCTTGCACTCCTGAGTTTATGGATTGTCTTTCAGCCTGTCCTCTTAGCTTGAAGTTGCTAGAGTTGATGTCAGGAAGGAAACGTTTCCGTCCAATAGGAGACCATGTATAACCGTTTGCTCTTGCATAATTTTTACAATCCTCATGCCACTGTAGCAATGTAGGGTAAGCCTTAAAGAAGTTGTTACGAAAGCCTTCTGACTCTTCTTCAGTAATATTCAATCCATATCCTTTTGCATAGTCTACGAATGTTTTTGCAGACATTCCGTATAAAAAACCAAAGTTCATAGATTTTGCTTCCGTCCGTTTCCTCTTCTGTTCCTGAGGACTAAGGCTAGAAGTATCTCCAAAGAGCAATTCAGTAGTTTTACTATGCAAGTCACTTCCTGACTGATAGGCATGTTGCATGTTAGCATCACCTGAGAACATAGAAGCTACACGAAGCTCAATTTGTGAGTAATCTTGCTCTTTTATGACCCATCCAGGTCTAGCTTCAATCAAATTCCTTACATTTTTATCCTGGGGAATCTGCTGTCAGTATGTTACCCTAGAGGCTCTTTATCCTCTAGTTCTTACAGTTTATCATCCTGTAAGCTCAGACTATATCTTCATCCTAGTTGTTAGTATCTAAATAACGATAATATTTATCCAAAAACCTAAACTGTTCATAACCTTTATATACCCAATCAAGAAATAGTTTGCTATCAGCCTTAACCATTTCTATCTTCCAGTACTTTCTATCAGGCTTTACAACTGTGTGTGTACCAATATTTCTATTTAGGTATTCTGACATACCTAAAAGAAATTCTTTGTTTGTTATAGTGATCCTAAATATACCTGAAAGTTTAATGTTACCATCTCCATCAAGTAATCCTCTAAAGTACATTCTTGCACAGTCATCATCATAAAAGTCATCAGGGAATTTATTGTGAACCTTCCCTAAAGATGATATTCCTGCACTATTTAATGCTCTTATAAGGTATTTAGATGTTATTGATAGATCATAACACTCTCTATATAGTTTAACCTCACCAGTAAACTCAAAGTAGTCTTTTAAGTTATTAAAAACTTTATCACAACCTAAATTTTTACATCTAAGTGATACCCTTGGTACTCTCTTGTCCATGTAGCCATCTGTTGCCATAAGTCCTAAGAAGTAATTAAACACAGGGGATGTAAAGTCAACTGCTTCACTATTAATTGTGTGTTTAATGTTACCCCTTTTGAGGTTATACTTTTTAAGATAGTTCTCTATAGTACTTACACTAACATTGCACTCCTGTGCAATAAATTTTACAGGTTTTCTTTCTTCTATGAACCTTCTTTTTAGATAATTTTTGTCTTTATACATAAGTCCTCCAAGGTAATTGTTGAAATAATTATAACACTTACCTTAACCTATGTCAACTAGGAGCTACGCACTCGTGGGTATTTCTTCTGTTCTAGATTACTTTACCTAGTCGTTGCACCTTCCTTATATCCCTATAAGGCTTGGCTCAGGATTGCCCACTTAGTGAAGGGTTTCCCTGAGTTCACGTAGTTTATTTTGACACCTTACGGTGAAAGAACACTCAACATTTGTCAATGTTCGGATTAGAGCAAGTAGTTCTTCCTGTTCTAGCTGTAATATTAAAGCTAGGGTATATTCTATCATTTACTTGAATTTCTTCCCAAGATTTAATGAAAGTTTCTAGCTTAGTAAGCCTACGATACTCTAGCAGATCATCCACTACAGGATTACCCACATAGTTTACTAGCACATCACTACTTACTGAAGGTACTCCCTTGGCTGTCTTCTCAATAGCCTTAAGCCCTACACCATAGCCAATAATCACAGGATTGTAGTTATGTTTAAGCTTAACTTCAATATCATACAGGTGAGGGTTCTCTTCCTTATACTCATTCATGAATTGTGTAGCTTCACTGCGTGTGCTAAACTCACCTCTCAGGATAATATCATTCATGAAGGAGTACTCAAGCACTTGATAAGTATTAGGAAGCTTCTCACCTTTTTCATCATACACAGGAACACCCTTCTCTGTGAAAAGCACTTTAGCTACCTGTGCTGTAGAGTTCCAGTTAATATTACCTACTGTGAGTAGTCTTTCAAGGATAGGCTTATATTGCTCCTGAAGCTTCTTAGCTATCTCATGTCTTCTAGGACTGATAGGCATACCATTCTTCTCAACTTCAAGGTAAGCACTGTAGGCTCTCATCTCATGCTTGTAGACTTTCTCAAGGCTATAGATCTTAAGCTTCTTCTTAAAGATCTTAACCAGCTCCATAGGATAGTAAACATCATCCAAGCCGTAAGCCTTGAACTTCTCTGTGATCTTTCCTGTCTTAGCTTCTTTTGAGATATCATAGTCTACCTTAAAGTACTTCTTAACTAAAGGCTTAAGTCCTAGCTCTTCCTCTCCACAAACGTGAGCCATTACTAGGGTATCAACCCACAGCTTCAGCTCAATCCCTGTCTTAACATACAGAAAGAGTAAGTCAAACTTTCCATTGTGTGTGACTAGCTTAGCATCCTTAAGCTTAGTAAGAAGCATTAAAGCACGTTTCATTCCTAATTTCTTCCAATCGAAGAACCTACGCACATATTTTCCTTGGTCTACATTTGTAAACCCAATCTGAATTGAAGTGATATCATCCCTAAACCTATCAAGTCCTGTTGTTTCAATATCCAAGCACACAGGATATTTTAGATCAATTGTGTTAATCAATGTCCATCACACTCCCCTTAAGGATCTGTGAATTAGTAACATTCTTTGTGTTGACAACCATATTACCAAAGATAAGGAGTCCACCTTCTATAAAAGTTTGTAAACTAATAAGGTACATTTCATGGTCTGTGTACTCACAGTCTAGATGACCTCCTCCAACAAAATAATATCTTACAATTACATTCTCACTCATTTTTCTCTCCTTTCATACAGGATATGTATAGCTTAGCTACAGTACCTACCATACCAGCAAACCATATAAAACCTAAGGTAATGTATAAAAAATCAAGCACTATACTCCTCCAAAATCTTATAAAAATCAATAATTCTATTTACTTCTATAAGTCTTCCTGGACTAACTCTTACATGGTTGAAGTACCGCATGCCACCATCTTTTAAAGATACCTTCAAACATATATTTTTAAATAAATCCACTTCATCAATTAGAATGATCTCAGAAATATTTATAATAAATAGCTGGAATCCTACCTCTTTGTTTTCAAGACCAAGTATTAAAAATTTCATTACAACTTATCCTCATTAAGGTCTTTGATAGTATCCCACATACCATTACCTAAGTGATAGATTTGTTCAACTTTATCCTTCTCTGTTGGAATAGTTTTAAATTCCCACCATTCAGAACCATCATATTCACAGCGTCCAATCCACCATCCATCTCCAACTAACACAAGGTCTGTAGCTACATGTTGAGCACCAAAACCACCATCATAATCTATCTTCTTAGCTACAATTTCAAAGTTTTCTTTTGTTACCTTGAAGTATTCTCCTTGGATGTATAGTACATCATCAAAAGTTTTATCATTTTCCTTTAAAAGTTCAATAGTTTCTTCCCATAAATTACTCATTATTCCACCTCCTCAACTTCAATTCCAGGACAATCAAATACCCACTCAAGATTTAATTCTTCAAGTTTATCTTTTGTGTAGTTATAATAATTAAAAGCTGTAAAGTAAGTTTCTCCTGAAAGATCTGTATAAAGATATTGACCACCATAAATCAGCTTAACAAGATACTTTTTCTCTTCCTTAATCTTATAGCCAAATTGGTGCATATTGATAATAGTTTGAAAAGCATCTTTTGAATTATTTACCCATTTTTTGAAATTATCCTCTTCTGTATCTTCCCAATCCATAATGAAATTCCACAAGTTATAGTCTAGATTATCCTTATTCTCTTCATACCAGTCAGCTACATACTGAGGTACTTCAGGTACAAGTTCTTTATTAAAGAAATTCTCAGTACGTTTGAAAACCTCACTTATACCCTCATTGATCCAGTTTTCCTTTAAGCAAGGGTTATTAATCATTAGCCCATTAATTTTATCAAAAAGCTGTTCTTTTTTATTATACTCCATCTTTACTTCCAAGTAGCCTTCAATTCACCATAAGGAATACTCTTGTGTAGTCTTCCTTCAGCAATTTCAATAGCTAGTGCCCTTTCTAAAATCTCTTTACGATTCATTTCTTTTCTTAATTTTTCTTTCTGTGATAGCTTCCTAACTGAAACCTTTTCCTCTTCATTAGAGGTCACAAAACAGTCTTCAAAAATTGCAGGTATTTCAGGAGATTGTCTCCCTTCATACTTATCATAGTAGCTTGCTAGGAGCTGTGATCTTCTTACATCTCCTTTTTTAGTATTCACATAGTACCAGCAAAGATATTCACGCTCTTTCTTGCTAAACACTTCCACCATGTTGTCCACAAGGTAAGGAAACAGGATTAGCTTCCCTTCTGCTACTTTCTTCACAGAATAGTAAGCTCCCCCATTCTTGATTTCCTTACCTGTAGCTCTCTTGTGTAGCTCACTTAGGTAAGCACTGATAGACATATCTACACGTCTAAGGTAGGCATCTATCATACTAAAGAATACTCCTGAAAGGTCTTCCCTCTTGCTTGCCTCATCTAGCCAAGTACAGGATCTGTACCATCCACCCTTACTCATTTCTTTTTACCCTTTAGATTGTACTCAGCATTGAGCTTGTTAATGATAACATCCTGAGCCTTATTCTGCTCAGCAAGCTTCTTAATGTGCTCACCTTGCTTAACTACAATTTTCTTCCATTCATTTTGTGTATCATCTAGCTTTTTGTCTATACAATATGCAAAACCACACATACTTACAAGTATAAGAACTACTGAAAACCTTATAAAATTTAGCTTATCATCCATTTCACTTCTCCCTGTTTCTAATACATTTGTACACAAGTACTGACCAGTATGTAGTCCACATCAAGCTTGATAAAGATCCAAGGAATTGTTCCACTGTCATTCCTCTACCTCCTCAATCTCAATTCCTGGACAATTAAATACCCATTCAAACCCTGCTTCTTCTAACTCTTTGCGGGTGTGAGCGTTTTTCTTGTATCTATATTCTGTATCGTTCCCAAAATACCAACTGTACATAGTTTTATCGAATTTTAAAAACGTAAATCCTTTATTCACACCCTTAATCTTCACCAGATACCGCTTTACCTTTTTTACTTTATAACCAAAAAGCTTCATCTTTACTAGTGTTTCTACAGGATTGTTAGAGGCATTATTCAACCATAAATAGAACTCTTTATTTTTTTCTCTATTAGGTTCATGCCTCATCCATTCCCAAAGGCTATATTCAAGATTATCTTTATATGTTTCATACCAATCAGCAATAAACTGATCTACATGAGGCTTATTTAAAATTCTAAATTCTTTTAAGTTATTAATAACATAACCAATATTAACATCACCATTATTAAGATCTAAAATTTCATAGTGCTTAATTAAATCGTCTAGTTTCATCTTAAATTCTCCAAAATTTTAAAGTCAAGGGGAATTTCACCCCTTGATATTAGTTTTCTTTTTTCTTAAATGCTACTGTGAGGCTTAATACTGTTAAACCTAACACAGAAAGGGCTACACCTGTTTCTGATCCTGTTTGTGGAAGCATTGGTGCTTTGTAAGTAGTCACAGGTGTTTCATGTGAAACTTCACCTTTGTTCTCTACCTTAACTTCTTCCTTCTTAGGCTCAACCTTAGGAGACTCTGAAGGTACTTTTGGTTTATCTTCAGGAGTCACAGGAGGAGTCTTAGGATCTTCATGAGGTTTAGCTGGTTCTTCAGGAATGTGAAGCTCAGGAATTTCCACAATAGGAGCTGGAGGAAGAACAGGAACATCTTCAATTGGAAGGTAAGGTTTCTCAAGGATAGGAGCAGGAGGCATCATTGGAATATCCTCAATAGGTAGGTATGGTTTATCCAAGATTGGTGCTGGTGGCATAAGGGGAACATCATTCAGGTTAAGCTCAGGCTTTTCATACTTAGGAGCTTCATTAGGAATCTCCCAAGTAGGTTCAGGTTTATTTTCACCTGAGGCATCACCTTTTCCTCCTACCAGCTGTACATAGCTATATGAGGTAGATCCATCATTTTCTGCTTTCAACTCAATTTTGTTAGTTGGATTAACACTATCCTTAACAGCATTGACAAGTTTAGTCTTATAATTGATGTATAGCATGTGATCCAAGCGATCCATCTTGATTGTAAATCCATGATCTGACTTACTAATAGATTTTACTAGATCCATAGCATCACCCTTGTCAATCCAAGGATCTAGACTTTCAATGTTCTTGATCTCAAAGTAGTTATCAACTAACTTTTGATTTTCTGACATTTCATCAATGATAGTCACATAATTAAGCACACGCTTAGCATAATTAATACGTGCAGTCCAGTTAATCACAGTAGGATCATCTTTATCCTGTGATCCCCACTTAGCAATCAGCTCATCTTTACCAATTACTTGTTCTTTTCCAATATTAGCAGTAACAACTGTACCATTAAAATTCACAGAAACAGGTTTTCCTGACTCTACTTTGTCAGTCCATTTTGCATCAAGTTTGAGACTCATTTGTTTGTTCAATGGATGGTTTGTGAAGTAGTCATTAAACACAGTAGTGACTGTGCGATCTTCAGGATTAGTAGAAGCCTTACCTACTACAGCATCTTCAGGGTTTTTAACATCAAATTCATACTTAGTTTGGAAGTTAAGCTCTTCAGGGAAAGTCATAGTAACTTTATCCCCTTGATTGATAGTCATATCATCAGCAAATTTAATGTTTTTGTACTCTACACTAAATTCCTGATACTTACCTGTACCATTTGATTGGTCAATTACAACTTCAGGATTTTTAACAGTGATCTCTGTGCCATCTTTTGTGATCTCTGTGGGCTGTTTAGCTTCAGTGGTAGTATTACCCTCTGGTTGAGTTACAAGAGCTGTAGGAGCTTCCTGTGAGCTTACAGGGCTATCCTGAGAGTCAGCCTTAGCATTGTTAGCAAGTGCAAGTGTAGCAAGTGTAGCTACTGTTAAAATTGTTACTTTATTAGTTTTCATTTTCAAATTGTTCCTTTTCTTTTTTAGTTAGTCTTGTTAGTTCCATTTTGTCAGGCTCATATCCTGAGTCATCATTTCTCTTATAAGCTTTACATCCCATATTATCATCAACCACAAGATCATAAACATCTCCTGATTTATGGTTTCTAAAGTAAGTTACCATTCTTGATGAATTGTTAGATTGTCGCTGTAAAAGAATCATTGACTCATACCATCCCTCAATAAATGCAGAACCATACATATCTGAGGTCTGGATCTTAGCACCTCTTTCAAGCTTCCTTGAGTGGTGTACTAACATGATAGAGCAGTTAGTTTTTTTGCTCAATGCAGATAACATTTCAAGCCTTAGTACAATATCCTTATGCTTGTTGATATCTCCTGAACCAAAAAGTAGATACATAGGATCAATAATTAAAAGTTTAATTCCTAGCTCTATGATGCTATCCTTAAGCTTATAAATATGATCCATAGTGATATTGTCATCCACAAAGTAGATAGGCAATTCTGTTTCTCCTGTGATTGAATATATCTTGTGCTGTTCCATTGATAGGTTATTCTCACCTTGGATGATTAATACAGCACCTTGTTTCACTTCCCTTCCATCAAATGGTTTTCCTGTAGCTACAGCACAGGCAAGGTTAAGAGTAAGAGTTGACTTGAAGGACTTAGAAGGTGCTCCAATCACCCCTACTGAGTTGTTTTCCCACAGGTCTTCTATTAACCAGAAGTCCGTAGGATCAAAAGGCTCAATCTCATCAACACGCTTGATATTGACTTTACCTTTCTGTGGCTTCTTACCTCTTAACTCAGTATCTTCAAGCCTTACAATTCCCTTAGGAGCTTTACTTAACCGCTTCAGTGAGGCTCTATCTTCAAGTTCTTCTTCAATCTCTTTAGCTTCAGCCTCAACTTTAGCATAAACTCTATTTACTTCAGAATCTACGTTCTTTTCTGTGAACTTAGCCATTGAATCAGGAGCATTAAGAAGCACAAATTTCACTTCTTCCTTGCTTGCTCCATTGATGAACATTTTGCTTTCAATGTTCCAAGCCCATTCTGATCTGTCTGATCCTAGAGTGTTATTGAACTCTTGCTTCACAGAATATTCAAGTAGTAACTCTTCTAGATCATATTCTTTATATTCTATAGGCTCATTATTTACTATTGTGCTTTCTGTGATATCCACATCTTTTAGATGCTTGATAATTTCACGCTTCCTGTACACTGTACCTTTGCCTTGCATACCTGAGACTTTGAAAGTACTAGCATACTTGTGATTACATGTTCCTGGAATACGGTATAAATGCACAATGTCAGAACCACAAGGATCAAAGTCATATTTCTTTATCAGTTTTTTACAAATGATTTCTTGCTCTTGTGGAGTTACTTTATTATCTAAAACCCAAACTCCTTGGAACTTTCCTGGGCTTGTTTCCCAATAATAGCTAGGGGGAAGATCTTCAGGAATAGGTACTCCATCAATGTCTTGTGCGATAATAAAGCTATCTTTTGCCTTAACTTTTTTACGATCTCCTCCCTCACAAGGAGTAAAGCAGATATAAAGATCATACTTATCTCTTAAGGCTTTCACCTGTGAAGGAATAAGTTTAATTTTATAGTGAAATTGCTCAAAATCTCTAGCAAACACATTCTCAGGATGCTTTTGATTGTAAAATGTTTTATTTACAGCAAAAGGAATTAGGTCATCTTCTGTAAAATTTCTTCTTAGAAGATCTAAAAATTCTTTGCTCATTTACTCAAGTAACCTCCAATTTATCACAGGTTTGAATTTAAACCTTTCAGGCATGTACCCTAACATAGCATTATAAGCATCCCAATAAACATCACCCAATCTTGAGGAGGCTTCATTTAGGTAACTCATTATTGATTTAATGAATCTTTTAGACTTTCCTTTTACAATTTCTAAAAGTTTCATATTCACATTATAGATAGAATCATCAAGATCCTCTACAGAATTACACAAACACTTATCTTTATTAACCTCAATCAGTCTAAAGTATCTTTCATCTGATGCTTTCTCAGTGATGAACCCTAGCACAGAAAGTTGATCAAGTGCTTTATAGATAGTTCTACGATCTTTAATGCTTGTCATCTCCATTACATTTACTGTGTTCAAATACTGTTGTTTAGGCATACCTAGATATATATAACTTGACCACAGAAAAGCAAGTACTAGGGCTGTTTTTAAGCTCATTCCATAAAGCATAACCCATCCAAGGTTAAGGTTTAGGTAGTCTTTAGCTTTTCCATTTTCATCATAATTAAAACTATCATAGTAAAGGCTAGTATTTACTTTGTAGTTTCTTTTCTTTGAAAATTTCAATCCATCATATCCTAGAAGGTAGCTTTTATTCTCAGCAATTCCTAGATCCACTAAATTAGTTAGATATCTTGTAAGCTGTGATGAAGACACAGGAAAAACCTCTTGCAATTTCTCAGTACTGTAATTGAATGTCATTGTTTCATCCTCTGTGTGACTAGCACAGAAAGCATAGAATAGACACTCATTGATTGAGTTGAAAGGATTATCGTGCAAAAGGTTTATAGGAATTTTAATATACATAAATATTTTATCTCTCTTTCTTTTTTCTTTCTTATATCCTGTTGCTTTTTGGCATCCTCATTAGTGTATAACCCTATTTTAGCACAAAGGTTTCATAAAA